ATGTCTAAGAAAAATAAAACAACTCAGCAAGCTCCTGTAAAGGATACTGAAGTAAAGGATAACAAGAGTGCAAAACAAACTCAAGTAAATAATCCACAAAAACCGAAGGAAGAGAAAAAACCAGAGGTAAAGAAGGAGGAACGGATACAAACTCCACCACCTGTAGATCCTGCAGTAGAAACAGTTGCAACTGAAGAGATTAAGCCGGAGCCAAAGGAAGAAATTCCTTCAAAGATCGACTTAAATAACATTAAGTTACAACCACATCAGAGAATGTCTGGCGATGGTTATGCTCGACTACTAGAAGTAGCTCAGCGACATATAGCCGGTATGAAATCCGGTGAGCCAGCAACGATTAAGATGGAGCAAGCCTTCACATATAATCTTGCTTGGGGTATGACTAAGGCTTCTATTCAGGCTCGTGAAGAAAAGCTTGAATTAGGTCTTGCAGTTCCAAATGATGACGTCATTGTTCAAGATGTTATTAATACATTTAATAATATTGGTGTTACAATGCTTCCTCATCATGTATCTGATGATGGTAAGCAAATGACCTTATCATTCAAGGACATTGCTCCAGAAACAGAGAAAGAAGCTAAGGAGGAAATTAAACAAGAGAAAAAAGCTCCTGTAGTTCCTGAGTTAGATGCATCAAAATGGAAAGATGAGAATGATGCAAAGAATGGATTGTCCTATATCCTATCACAGCAAAATTCCCCTTTTCCCAATCGATTCAGCGAAGCCTTGATGAAAGTACGGTTATACCGACAGAATCAAGAATCCGACGAAGCAAAGAAGGAAACTTGGAACAAGATTGGATTAGGTGCATTATTCGAAGATGCTGTTACCCTGTTAGGTAATAAATCTACGGCGTTAGTACGTGGTTTATGTCAAGGAACTGTAAGTTCTTTGATCGCCGATCATAATCCGATTTTTGCTCACTCGACCGTAAAGTATAATCTTCCGGTATTAAGTGAAGAGGAGGTAGTTGATTTGATTAAGGCATTTATTCGTGTTCGTAATGCGGATTCTAAGCAACCAATCGATGATACTACAGCAGTTAAGAACGGAATCCTTGAGCCTACTCGAGATTTCTTCTTACAGGTACCGCAACTAAGTAAATTAGTTGTTAATACTGACGATCCTAAATCATATGAAGTAGGACTCGCCAAGAAGATCATGAACAAATTCTATGAAGCTTATAAGACTGAAGTTCCTATGGCAGATCCGAAGTTCATGCTCAATGCAACGAATAAAATGATCGAAATTCGTAATATGTACGTAGACAAGGATGCAGCCTTCGCTCTATATACAGAAAGCGAATATCCTAAGGAAACTCCGAAATCTGAGGAAACTGCAGATCCTAAGAAAGACGAGAAACCGGTGGAAGAGAAGAAGTAAATAACTATAAATCATTATCAAAATGAGTAGACATGGCAATTTACTTACATACGTGTCATTTGCTATTGTAGGTATATTATTATCCTATAATACGAACTTCTTTCAAGTAGAAGAGGTTCGGGCAGATCAAGTAAAACCACTTGACTTGCCCGCATTAAAGTTCGATCCTAAGAATAATTTATCCTTAGAGATTGATCTTAATAAAGGTATTTCCAATGTAAAAAGCGATATGCCGATCGCTAACATTGATGTCACTATTAATCACCCCACGAAAATCGTGGAAAAGGTAGTAAAGAAACCAGTTAAAGAAAGGAAAGAATATGAAACAAAAACTGAATATTTGGAGAAAGTAGTGATGTTTACTCTACCTACTCCTCGCTTTCACGTACCAGATGTTCAGATTCCTAAAAGCGTAGAGAGATGAAAGCAAATAATAATACATTAGATAAATTAGCATTTGTAGGCTTAATTATCTTCTTTATAATGTGTTTACTTTTTGCATGGTGTATAATATAACAGTTAAAGATAAAAGCTGTCGGGTCAAACGACTCCTTACCCGTAGTAAGAAGAAGGAGAGTGGTATTGTAGCTGTACACTTAAAAAGCAATAAGACAGCGTATATTATGTTTGGACAAGTCTGATCAACGAATCGCATAATATAGACAAGGAAAACAGGATATGAGAATATGATAGCGCTAACACGCAATTCAAAAGGTAATATGATAACTTGTTAATGAGTATATCCTTTTACTCTAGAAAAGTTAATAAGAAAATGGAATAGTGTAGATATCAATCCATTCTATAGATATTGAGAACCGTCTGGCGAATATACTAAGAGAAGACACTTCGATACGCTTACCGATAAAGTAGGGAAACGTAGAAGATAAACGATATATGGAGTCTGCTTCAGCAGCTATTAATAATTATAGGTGACAATGTAATTATTAAGTCTTAGAGTAAAGACAATAGTAAACTTCATTAGAAGTCCGTGGAGGAAACCAATCCTGAAATCAAGAAGGGACTTTAAACAGCAACCGCAACTATCACAAAGGGTGATAGAATTACTCAACAAAGAACTGACTAAGTTCCGGGTAGTGTCCAAAGCTACCTTACTGAATCCACTTTAATTAATTTGGATAGGTTAAATAAATTTGCTATCTCAGTGTTCACTACATTAGTGCTGAAACACCTATATGAAAGAATATAGGGGAAGTGTAGTTATGAAGGAGATTAGATATTTAATAGAGGGTGCTATAAGGTGCTACGAATCTAAAGAAAGTAGAATCAATTACTACAGCTTTTATTCTTAGAAGTAAAGGTCAACAGTTGGTGTTATTACTAAAGATTCATATGGCTGAGTGGCTATGATCCATACTGGGAAAGTAGAAATAAATTCGAGACTTATTTTCTATGGATACGTATGACAGATTATCCGGATTAGGTGCCAAACCTATACTTTATAGAACTATTAATATCAACGTGATTGTGTTTACTGCATGAGTTATATCACGATAATAAATGGAAACGCAGAGGTTTGGTGAAGCGTACCAAAACGTTAATCCAAGTTTTAGAACAACTCTTGGCAAGATTGTAATACAGTAACACTGTATGTATCTAAAACAGGTCTGACTTACCTAATACAAAGTTTTTGACGTCGGCTAACAGAGTCCGTCGGTTGATATCCGAGAAACCTGCAAAGTTTAGTATGCTTTCTTTAAAATATATAACGAAAGTAGGGCTTTTGTAAAGTCAATGGGCTAAGTTCAAGTCTATTAACGTAGAGCTACTGAATCCAAAGATTCACCACTGGCCCGAGAGTCATATTTCCTCTTAAACAAAGAATATTAGAGAGTATTAACATGTTTAACACCGTAGGGGCCAAAATCCCGAGTTAAAATAAAATTTGAGGAAGTCCTCGCTAGGAAAAGCCTATCATTTGTAGGATAAGGTAAACCATTTTCTGACTGCGCCCTCAACAAGCCAACCGTTATTGCTTCGTGCATGAATACTAGAGTATGATGATAAATCATATGATCGGTATAAAGCGTTTCATTGAAACTTATAAATCTTTAAGAGTGACTGAAAATGAACTAATACTTATAGACCTATTTATAAGTAAGAGTAAATGGAAAGTAGGTGAAAGTCCTCAATATTCGAGCTTGTAAAACAGAAAAATCCTCGAAAAGGTCATATGGGCAGTATACTGCATATGAAAGAATAGAGTGGCAACCACTTTAGGGTGAAAAGACTAGAAGTGTTGGGTTTGGTAACGTTCCTAAAACGACCGTATATGTGGAATATTCGATAAAGTAATCCTATGTGGTTTATTATATCTTATCAGTGTGTTTAAGCCAATTTAAGACACACATACTAATAATAGTATATTTGTATTGACAAAGATATAACGTTTGCTAGAGAAGCCTAGAAATGTATAAGAACAGTAGCATGTGCATATCCCTATCAATATACAGCGGTAGAAGATAGTAAAAAACGTATTGATCTTGTGACTTATTAATTAATGTCGTAAGATCTCATTAGTCTGATGTTGGGCAAGCGTAAGGGACAGTTAGTCATGACACGAACCTTCATTAGTTAATATGAAAAGTATAATTGGATAATTCTAGAGTAAGACTAGTTCCATAATGCACTAGATGAAAAAGTGTCATTTAAGAAGAGGAAGTATCTATTTAAATGTGTCTCTATGGAGTGCTAGAGTAATAGCAATAGCAGAATTACAGAGTGAAATAGAATCCAATAAGCTTATCAAGTATAAAGAATAATTTCAAGGAGTAGTCATTGAATTGACGTAGGCGATAAGATAACAGGCACCTGGGCAACAACATCCCCTATTTAGGAAATACTCCAGTAAAGAAGTTCTTTTTATTTTATTTGAGTTTATTAATCTTTAAAACAATTTAAAATGTTTCGTTGGTGGAATCAACCACGAAATCAAGGAGGAAACAAATTATGGATTATATGCGTATTAATGCCGCACAATGTGGCGCAACTCTGGGTAAATATATTTTAGTAGTAGAACGGAACCCAGTAGATACAAATTATTCAGAGGATAAGAAAAATGGTGCTTTGACTTTAAGTCGGCCTATTTATTTGTATTCAATTCGACCGATAGAGGTAACTTCAGTCGAGTTAGTAGAATCAATGAGTAACGAACGTAAAGTTCAGTTCAATAAAGATCCGAAATTACGGCTAGATATCGCCAACATTGACGACATTACTAAAGTTATTCCAGTACCATCAGCTTCTACTGTTAAAGCAGCGATTGAGAAGTATGAACGGTCTAACAAAGAAGAAATTACTATCTTTGTAGATTATGTTAAATTAGTACCGGAAGTTATGGCCCTTAACCGGGATGAGAAGAATGTACTTCAGAGCTTCCTGAATGCTCAGATGAAGTTCTGTGGAACTTTAGCCGAAGCAAATGAGCTTGAGGCTACAGCTTGTCGTACTCGGATGAAAGAGTTAGGTATTGACGTTAATATCTAATCGCTATGTCCGAACAAGGATTTACTATAAGTCCGTGGGCATTTAGAGATTTAACTTATATGTTTAGTGATCCTATTCTTGTAGATCAATTGCTACTTACAGATGAAAAGCAAGTAGCGAAATATAAGAAAATTAATAAAGATGGATCAATAACACTTGGTAAAACAAGTATTTCATGGTTAAATCGTCTATTTGGTGGAGAGTATGTACTTAATCCAGAGACAATTTGTCTTAGATTAATTAAGATAATAACCGGTATGGGTAGTGGTCGAAATGATGATGCATATAAAGATATGTGTGATCGTTTCTCAAATTATTATAAAGACGGAAATTATAGCTTGGCTATTTCCGCTATTTTTGTTGCGTATCGTTTTGTATTAGCTTCAGATATTAAAACAATGACTGAAGAGAACTCTACAGTTGAGAAAGGAGTTCCTAATCGGAAAAATGTTTTACTAAATGGAATACTAGTAAAAGACAATTCTGGTCAAGCTGTTGTGGTAGATTTTTCAAATCCATCACAAGTGTTATTCCGTCGTCCATAAAATAGAAAATCATAAGTAATAGCAATTATGTTTTGTGATGAATGATAGACAAATATTGCATATTACTCAAGATATTTCCTGGTAGAGAAAGAGATGAGTTAATTTCTCTACCATAACATGGGCGTAATACGGTATGTATAATAGCATACTAAGTGGGTTGGCTAGCCTCGAGAATAAGAAGAGGATGTCATTATCGATGATGAATACGCCCTCACAGGTAGTTGATAATTCAAGTATATAAATAGATGTTTAACAATTTAAAATCAATTTGTATATGAAAATTAAATCAACAGAAATTAAGGCAAAATTGGAGAAGTTAAATAAAGATATTACTAATAGCTGGATGATCATTCGAACAGAGAACTTAGTTGAGAATGGGTTCAAACGTCATTATGATATGAAAGCGCTGTTAGATGATATCAATAAGAAAGCTATAGATCGTATTCAGACAAAACTAGATCAGTTCTGTATAAATCTTGGCTTTAAATCACGTGACGATTTTCCGAAAGATAGTATTTATCCTATTATCTTTGAGTTATCAGAGAAGAATGAACAATTTGTTCAACTAGGTATTATTATCGAGAAGTCGACGATTAATCCTACCCTAAAGATGAAGAAGGGAAAGAAGAATCTTAAACAAAATGAGGAACTTACTCGTGATTACTTGAATAAACTTCGCAATAATCTTCAATTGGAGATTAATGGCCTAAAGAAGAAACTTGCTGACTTTAACGATATGGCTGAGTTAGATACTAGCAAAGCATATATGTATTTAGCAGCATAAAAAGAAAGATTTGTCGCTCCCTTTAAGTAGGAATAAGAGTTTGGCAAGTCGGGTTCGAATCCCGGACGAATCACAAGTCTCGAAAACTTATTTATTAACACTAAAATTATCAAAATTTATGAAAACTAAAGATATCAAATCTACAGAAAAAAAAATATCCTCTTTAGATAAAGTAAGAGCACTTAAAGAGAAAATTATTGCAAATGCAAATGCACTTGCTGACCGTATTCTTAGTAAAGCAATTGCTAAGGAAGAACAACAGAAAGCTTGGGAAACTAGAAAAGAAGAGCTTAAAGCAGAAGCCGCTAAAAAGCGTAAAGAGGCAGCTTTAAAGAAACGGGAAGAAAAAGCAAAGAAGCTTATCCAGATTCATACTAGTATTCCTACTAAGGACACTTCTAAAAAGCAAAAAGCTATCGATAAAGAGATCGAGAAAAAACATAATGAAAAAATGATTGCTATGGAAATAAAGTTTGAAGACTTTAATCCTAAGCAACAGAAACTTACTAAAGAAGAGCGAATTGAACGTAATAAAAAGCGTGCAATTAAGCTTATTCATCATAAGGAAATTAAGGATAAAATAAAACATACAACAAAAGAAGAGAGAGAAAAAGTAGCAGCAGAAGCTAGAAAAGCTGGTTATTTAGCCTATAAAGCAGAAATGCAAAGACAAGCTTCTGAAATTGCAGCAGATCCTAAAGCGTATCAAGCACGACAGGAGAAAAGAGCTAAATCAGAGCAAGAGCGTTTAAGTATGCTTGCTGAGAAACGTAAAGCTCGTATGGAGAAACTTCAACGAGTAGAACTTACTCAGAAACAAAAGACATTAAAAGATCTTGAGCATTTTAAACTGGCACAAGAACGTCGTAATAAAAAGAAACTTGAACGACGTCAAATGTACCTTTCTAAGGGTGGTATACAATTACCCAAAGTAAAGAACAAAGTGGAGATTCGACCTATTGTCGAACAACCAAAAAAACAAGATAGTAGTAAACATCGTTATATTGTGAGAACCCAATATATTGATCAACCATCTCTTACTGGAGATAGAGTTGGTGCTATTGTCTGTCTTCCAGATAAGTTAAAGGATATCGTAAAATATTCTTTCAACAAAATGATGGAAAAAGAATCTGATAAAGTGGTAGGATACTTTATTTATGATTCAGATAATCCTGAAGTATGTATCATGGAGATGGTTAACTCTAAATATCGAGAGATTGACGGAGTTACTATTACTCGTTTACAAAAACAGGATAAAACTGCAGCGTAAGCTGATATTCGTCTATGAAACAGGGGTGCGTCTGTTCAACGCACAATATAACACGTAAATAATCCGAAACTATAAGGGAAAAGTTGGTAGTCTATATAAGCGCTTATATAGGAACTTGGTTCGAATCCAAGACGTGTTACACAAATTATAGCTATGAAAATTAAAGACAAAACCTGTATAGTCTTTGATATTGAAGTTCTTAAGAACATATTTACTTGTACTTGTAAGAATACAGAAACAGGAGTAATTAAAGTATTTGAAATATCTTCTAGAAAAGTAGATATTCAAGATCTCCTTGATTACTTTACTCAGGATTGTTATTTTGTTGGTTATAATAATCATCACTATGATAATCCAGTATTGAATTATATCTTCTCATTATATAGAAAAAGATATTTTGAGTTTTTCAGTACAAGAGAAATAACAGAATCTATATTCAGAATGAGTCAAATTGTAATAGACAAAAACTCTAATTTTGAATTATGGAAAGAGTATAAATATACTAAGAATTTTCTATCAATTGACTTATTAACAATGTTGTTCTCTAAAGCATTACGTGTATCTTTAAAAGAGATGCAAGTAACCATGCAATACAAAAACGTAGAAGAATTTGTAGTCGATTGGAAACAAGATCTCCCAGAGAAGGATATGGATAGATTAATATCATATAATATTAATGATGTGGAATCTACTGAAGAACTTTTATATCGATGTGAAAAACTATTAGATATACGAGTAGAAACTGAAAGAGATTTTGGATTACCATGTTTAAGTCTGGATAGAGTAAATTTAGGAGATAAATTATTACAATTAAAGGTAATGCAAAAATCTGGTTTCACTAGAGATCAGTTAGAGAATATGAAATCTCCTATGGATCGTATAGATCTAGAAAAAGTTATTTTTCCTTTTATAAAGTTTAATACTCCAGTACTTCAGAAAGCATTGCAAGATATGAAAAATCAACACAATGTGTCTCCAGGTAGAAAAGGTTATATTAATACTTTTATATTTGGTGGAATGGAAGTAACTATTGGAGTCGGAGGTATACATGGTGACAATGGTTGCTGTTCAATTAAATGTAATGAAGATGAATTATTATTAGATTCTGATGTTAATTCACTATACCCAAGTTTAATTGCAGTATATGAACTATATCCACCCAAATTAAAATCCATTCTTAAAGAGGTATATCCTGAAATTATTCAGGAAAGACTAGAATTTAAGAGAACAAAACAAAAAAATAAAAATGAAACGTATAAGTATATGCTTAATGGAGTAACTGGGAAAATGCAACAAGAAGTATCTTGGTTATATGCACCATTTTCTATTATGCAAGTACGAATTAACGGTCAATTGCTACTTTTAATGCTTGCTGAGAGACTTTTAGATCTAGGATGTAAGTTATATCAGATTAATACTGATGGTATCTTATATAAGATAAAAAAGGACAAATATGATAAATTACAACAAGTACTAAAAGAATGGGAAGAGCTTACTAAGCTTACTCTAGAAACAGAACAGTTTACTTCATTTTATCAGTTAGCAATAAATGATTATTTTGGAGTAGAATCTGATGGAAATATTAAGAAGAAAGGATTCTTTCTGACTGATATTGAATTAGGAAGAGGATTACAACCTAAAATAATACCCGAAGCAATTATTAACTATTTTGTTTATAATACTCCAGTAGAAGATACAATTAAATCATGTAGAGATATACGTAAATTCTTACAAGCTGAGAAGACTGGTAAACAGTGGACAGTTGAGTATAATGAACAAATTCAACAGAGAACTAATCGATTTTACGTTAGTAATAGTGGATATTACTTATGGAAATGGAAATTAGATGAAACTGGAAAAAGATCATATCATAATATGCTAAAAGGTCATGGAGTAAAACTTCATAATCGATTATATTCTGATGAAGATCTTCAATGGAAATATTCTCAAGGAGAAACATTCCAGAGTATATATGATGTTGATTATCAATATTATATTACTCAATGTGTTAAAGTGATTGAACAGTTAAAACCTAGACAGTTAAGCTTGTTTAACTTTTAACAAAAATTGGCAGAAAATAACAAATCTTTGACAAGCTTTTAAAATTTTTAAGAGCATGATCATTGAACTAGATACAAGTCTATTAGAAATAATAGACAATATATCAATTAATCAGTTAGTATTTTTAAGTCTTGTATTAGATAAGAATCAAAAATCCCATCAAGGTATCACACCACTTATTCGCCTGGTCAGTGATAGTGAAATACAAGACTTAATCGACAGAAATCTAATTCAAAAGAAAGATGATAGTAAAAAGTTAGTGTATAAACCTACTAAGGAATTAGTAGATAAATTAACTCCTAAAGATATACTTTTTGAGCAATTTTATACATTATATCCAATAATGGTTAATAGACCAGATGGAACTAAAGGCTTTCTTAGAAGTAATGTTAAGAAGTGTAGAGAGTATTATAACAAATTGGTCAAAGGCAATCCCGATCTTCATAATAGGATCGTAACTGCTTTAAACTTTGAGCTTTCCGATAAAGCAATGACTGGTAAGCTTGGTTATATGAAAACTATGTGGAAATGGCTTACTTCACATGAATGGGAATTAATTGAAGAGCAAATGAATATTAACCAACCTGAAACTACTATGTTGTATGGAACAAAATTACGTTAATCCGCTACCGTTTAAACATATATCTACAGCTGCAAGTGAAGCTGTTACATATATACGAAGACGTAAGAACCATGAAATTGAACCACTTAAAAGTAGATGGAATAAATTCAATGAAATGTGTTGTGGTGGGATTGAACCTGGTTGTGTTTATACAATTGTAGGAGCATCAGGAACTGGTAAGTCTTCGTTTGTAAATACGCTCGAAACTGATTTAATTGAACTTAATTCTAACAAGGAATTGATCGTACTTTCTTTCTCATTTGAAATGCTTAGCCGTGCACAAGTAGGAAGAAAACTATCTAACAAGTTGCGTCAAACAACTACACAATTGTACTCAGCATCAGAAGATCTTTCTGATACTGAACTTAATTTAGTTGAGGAAACTGCAGAATCTCTTAAAGATTATCCTATATATTATGTGGATGATGCAGCTACAGTACAAAAGATAGACGATACAATTACATATTTTCAAAATACGATTGCTAAGGATAAATGGTTAATAGTTATTCTGGATCATACTTTATTAGTAAATAGTGATAACTATAAAGATGAAAGAATGATTATATCTGAACTTGAAAGAGTATTTATCAAAGCAAAGAAAGTTGGTATGACAAGTATCATACAATTATCTCAAATGAATCGTAATATAGAAAATATTGATAGAATTAATAATCCATCGAGTCACTATCCGATGCGAAGCGATTTATCATCATCTGACTCTGTATTTCAAGGCAGTGATGTTATAGCTGTTTTATCTCGACCTGAAACTTTAGGTATAACAGCATATGGTCCTCAACGACTACCTGTACAGAATAAAGTATATCTTCATTTTCTTAAAGTAAGAGAAGGAGAGTTAGCAATACTTGAATTTGAGAATGACCTGAAATATAACAACCTAATTGAATTATAGATAGGATTTTTTATTAATCTTGGTTAAATAAAGGCGAATTATGACATACAAATATAATACAGTAAACAATACGGCAAAAAGTAACACAAATCTTGACTATACGATCGATTTGAGTAAGTATTTTACGACAACTACTTCTTCTAAGAAGAACGACTATACAATTAGTATCTTGGATAAGATTAAATCTATCTTTCCGTGGGCTAATAAGAATGATAACAAGTATACAATTTTGACATTGGATAATGCTCCGTATGAGAATTATACAATTTTGGATATTACTCCGGAAGCATTGAATCTAGAATGGAATAAAGCGGCTTCTCGCTTGTTTGATTATATTTACTATACGGAGAATCCCTCCTATGATTTTAAGATTGGTGATATTCCGGTTAAGATTCATGGTAATTATATCCAAGTAGGTTCTCGATTGATTCCGAAGTTTACAAATTCATCATTCTTTAATGATCTTCCTAAGAAGGATCGTATTATTCTTTACAATATCTCAATGAATATTAATTCATTAGAAATTGCAGCGTAACTTAACTTATAACAAATCTTTTCAGAATTTTTACAAAATTTTTCAAACTATATCAAATTCTTTCAAAGTTTTCTGAGAAGTAGATAGACTAACATTATGATAGTATTACCTACTGAGAAAATTAAAGCAAAGGTGAGAAATCCAAGATTTCTTATCTTTTTTGGTAAGCCTGAAATTTGGGCCATAATATAGCAATATATTATGCAAATTCCTCGAATTGCTGGAACCTTTTATAATATTTTACGTTTTAAAAACAAAAAACGGATATTATAAAACAATCAGCAGCTAAGCTTTATGATAAAAGAAACTACTATAAATAAATATAAAACGTACATAGGTAAAACTATAGGATCTATAAAAATAGAAGATATAGATTTATCTAAACCTAATAGAATATACTTTATTGGAACTTGCACATCTTGTAATAGAAAAATTAAAGTAAGAAACGATGGATTATATCCTAATAGAATAGGATGTTCAAAATGTATGGGTAAATGGAGAAGTGAAAATTTTAAAAAGAAATATTCAAATTTATTACCTAAAGATATTCGTTATAAATATATTCATTTTAAATGTAACGCATTAAATAGAAACATTCCATTTAATTTAACTTTAGAGCAAGTTAATGATTTATGTTCTAAACCGTGTTTTTATTGTAATAAAGAACGCTGTTTAGGTATAGATAGGCTTGATAATTCTAAAGAATATTCTATAGATAACTGTGTACCTTGTTGTGGTTCTTGTAATAGAATGAAAATGGATTTAACTCTACCATTTTTTCTAGAACAAATTAAAAAAATATATTTAAATCATAAAGAAAGTTCAACGACTATCTCGAAAGAGAGTACATCTAAAGCGATTGTAGATGGAAGTGGGGAACATCTTTATTATAAAGATGGTGATATAGTCTATCCTACATAGTGATATGTAGCAGTTCATAAGAGAACGTATACAATGTAGCGAATTGTATAGAATACAAGAGAAATCTGGTAAAACAACATTAGCAGCTCATTTAGAAAATAATTTAATTATCGATCTAGAGGGTGGATCTGAATTTATTGATTGCTTAGCAGTACAAGCTAGAAATATTAATGATTTAGGTGAAATAGCTAATGCCATTAGACAAAAGAATAAAGAATGTAATGGATATTTCTACAAATATATCACGATCGATAACGCAACACGTTTGGAAGAAATTACGTTATCATATGCTCTCACTTTATATAATCAAACTCCGATGGGGAAGAGTTATAAGGGAGACGTACGATTACTGCCGCAAGGCGGTGGCTGGTTTTATGTAAGACAAGCCGTACGTAAAGTATTAGATATGTTTAGAGAACTTTGCGAAAATTTTATCCTGATAGGTCATACTAAGGATAAACTTGTAAACAAAGACGGTGAAGAACTTTCAGAAATGGAATTAGATTTAGCTGGAAAGCTAAGTAATATTATATGTGGAGAAGCTGATGCTATCGCATATATTTCTAGAAAGAAGAACCAAACCATTGCATCCTTTAAAGGTGGGGAGAACATTACTATTGAAGCAAGAGCTCCACATCTAAGAGGTCAAAATATCGTTATCGCAGAAAGTGATGACGAAGGAAAAATCTCAGTATATTGGGATAAAATTTATTTGCCAGACCAAGAATAACCAAAACATAGAAGAAGATGATTTATAGTTCACAAAGAGCACAAGCTATCCAGAAAAAAGATATTGCATATTTAGCAGCTGGTATTCATGACAATGTAGTATTAGAATCAATTAGAGTAGACAAATCTCTTAATGGTAATAATTTTATTGAGTTTAAATTTATTGCAAAAGATGGTAAATTTATGACTCATACAGAGTGGGAACCATCTAAGTCAGACAATATGTCTGATGAAGATTTGCAAAGAAAATGTGATAATCAGTTTGCAAGAATTGACCAGATTCTTGAATGCTATTATCCAAATCCTGAAGATAGAGTCTTTAATGGTGAAAGCTTTAAAGAATTTATTACTTGGGTAGCCGAAAAGCTTAACAACGCAGATAAGTCTATATTGCTTCGTATTAAAGTAGTATATAATAATAGTGGTTATACTACTCTACCGAAGTATGCAAAATATAGATTTATTGAACCGATGACGATTGTTGATAAAAATGAGTCTGTTATTGTCAAGTTGAATATTGATCAATTTGAGAAGCCAGTAATTGCTGATCTTGAACAATCGAATCCAAATCCACTATTATCTAATGATTCATTTACCGTAGTAGATGGAACTTTAGATAACACAAACAATGCCGATCCTAACGGATTGCCATTTTAAAATATAATTCTATTTGCACAATAGAACGAAGACTTCTCACGCTTAGCATATTGATAAATACTTCAATGATAGCGCACCAGGAGAACCAGATCGTAGGCTGGCACTGACCACACAGGGGGTATTGTTAAAGGTGGAGCAATGTCTAATGGTTAGATTCGTGGGGATCGTTACCCCACATTGCACTTATTCAAATTTATATCATATGTATGACTCTAAAAGAATTAAAAAACAAGATAATCCTATTACTTTGGATTATATCTTATCAAAAGTCACAGAATATGATATTTATGCTAGATATCTAGGACAATTTAAGGTTGGATTTATCTATAATAGTCCATTCAGAAAGGATAAGAATCCTTCATTTGGAATATTCCGAAGTAAGAAGACTGGAAAATTACTATTTAAAGATCATGGTAATGGTGAATGCGGAGATATAATTAAATTCGTAGAGTTATATACAGGTATAACTAATTACAATGATTTATTAAATCAAATAGTAAAAGATATGCAAATTACTAATAACACAGTATTGCATAGTAATAAAGAAGTAGAGAAATCTACTGAAACAGTTATCGGAGTAGTTAGACAAGACTGGACAGATATAGATAAACAATATTGGTCACAATTTGGAATTTCTCTAAAGACTTTAAAGAAATTTGGTGTAAGTAGTATAAAATATTATTTATGTGATGGTGTAGTAAAGGGAGTGTATAAGGAAAATAATCCTATGTATGCATATAAAGTATATAATAGATTCAAGATTTATAGACCTTTAGCAGATAAGTATACTAAATGGCGTAATAATTTAACTCCATATGATATTCAGGGATATGAACAATTACCTAAAAAAGGTGATTTACTAATTATTACTAAATCTATGAAGGATGTTATGTGTTTATATGAAATGGGTTATACTGCGATATCACCAGCTTCAGAAAGCACATTTCTTACTCCAGATGTTATAGATGCACTTAAACTTCGATTTAAGCGTATTTTAATATGTTTTGATAGAGATGTTCCTGGAGTTAAAAATATGCGTAAGATAAGCCTTAAAACAGGTTTAAATGGCTTTCTAATTCATAAAAAATGGAAAGCTAAAGATATATCTGATGCGGTGAAACTAAATGGCTTTGAAGTAATTAAAAATTGGTTAAAAGAAACATTATGATATGGTTTACTTCAGATCTACATTTCTTTCACGACCGTATACTAGAATTTCATCCAAAACGAAAAGAGATATTTGGAAGTACTGTTGAAAAAGCTAAAGAAGCTATGATACAGTTATGGAATTCTAGAGTAAACAAGAAAGATACTGTATATATTTTAGGTGATCTTGCATTTGGTGAAGTAGAAGATAAAAGGAAACTATTTCAAAGACTAAATGGAAATAAAGTATTAATACTTGGTAATCATGATAAAGTACCAGATCATTTAAAATGCTATTTCAATCATATTACTCAGATCAAGAATATTAAATTTAAGAAATCTGTATATAATTTCTTACATAAAGATCTAGAAGTAATAATGTGTCATTTTCCGATGTTAAGTTGGGAACACAAAGATAAAGGATCTGTTATGATACACGGTCATTGTCATGGAAAAGTAGATAAAATAAATACAGATTCTAAAGAATTAAGAGTAGATGTAGGTATAGATGGAAATCTAGCTAATTATGATCTAATATCTTTAGAAAAACTTGCAAATCATCTTACAAAAATAGAAAAAGACAATGAACATGGAATGGTTAAATAGTACACCAGACTTAACATGGTTACAATTAATTCTGATTAGTTTTATTGGAAATCTTTGTGGAAGTTTACTTTGTACATATATTGATCGTTATGAAGCAAAGAAAAACAAAAAGAAAGAAAACGACAAATCAGAAAGTTAAAAATGCCACACCAAATATATATGATGGTATTGAATTTAAAAGTAAACTTGAAACATATGTTTATAAACAATTAAAGGCTCATAATCTCAAAGCAGAATATGAGCCTATTAAATTTGAATTAATACCAGCATTTACATTTTGTGGTAAGAAGATTCGAGCAATGACTTATACTCCAGATTTTGTTGGAGATAATTTTATCATAGAGGCTAAAGGAAGACCTAACGATGTATGGCCATATAAATGGAAATGGTTTATGTGGTCATTATTAAATAAAGGATTAGCTGAGAAGTATAAGTTATTTGTAGTACATAATCATAAAGAGACAGATGAATGTATTAGACGAATTCAAGAACTATAAAAGAAAGTTCATACAGATATCTCATCGAACTGCAATATTAATGCACATCTTTGAGAAATCTGATGATGATTTTGAGGATATAATTCTAAGTGATCACGAAGAATATTATAAACAAAATCATAATATAAACATATACAAAGAAGCTGCAGATCAGTTTTTTAAACAATTTGAAGAACATGAAAATCTCTACTTTGTAGAATGTTTAAGAGATAAATGCAATGAAATGTTAAAAGAGCACGAAGATAGAGTACAAAAATTAAAACTAAATGAAAGTAACAGCAATTAGTGATTTACATGGTAACCTTATTGATATAGAACCATGTGATCTGTTATTAATATGTGGTGATATATCTCCATTAGATATTCAAAGAGATTATATCCAAATGACAAAATGGATATTTAATGAATTTCGAGAATGGATAATGAAGATAGATTGTTCTACTGTTATACTTACTCCAGGTAATCATGACTTTTGGTTTGAGAAAATGATTAATCAATCAAACACTTATCTATTTAACAAGTTAACTATATTGATTGACGGAGAGGAAAAAGTATATAACAGTACTGATGATAAATGGTATAAAATCTATGGAACACCTTGGTGTAAACAATGTGGACCATGGGCGTTTATGGCTAATCATGCTGAATTAGCTAAGAAATACGAAAAAATACCAAAAGATTTAGATATATTGATAACTCACGAAGCGTCTAATCTTGCAGAAGTAGGAACTACACACGATAATGGAACTGAAATCCAATATTGTTGTGCTGCATTAACTGATGAAATTAGACGAAAGAAACCAAAGTATGCATTATGTGGACACGTTCATACTGGAAATCATAATATTACAGCATGTCCTATATATGATTATGTATTTCAAGAGGAAACAGAATGGACTAATGTACGTGTAGCAAACGTAAGCATACTTGATGAATCTTATTCGATTTATTTTAAGCCAACAACATTTGAACTATAACTTAAAAATTTACGATTATGAAGAATTACGAATTAGTTAATTTACAATTAGACGAGCAAAATATGAATAACGATATAATGTCTCAAACTGAACAAGATATTTATTTTGAAGCAGATGAACTTAATGACATTGCATTCGTTAATGAGTTAATGGAAGCAGATCGTTTAAGTAAATTAGAAGAGTAATTATGGACATAAGTATACCTTATTACGAAGATAACACTCGTATAAGTAATAGTAATATCGGATGGTTCCTAAAAAAGGGACCCCGATATCTAAAGGATATGCTAGATGGAAAAATTGAAGGATTAAAAGCAAGTTTCTTAGATAAAGGAACTATGATTCATGAATATATTCTTCAACCAGAAGAATTCTGGAATGATTATATTATTTTAGACTTTGCAGTACCTAAAGTAAAGCAACAAAAAGATCTTCTAGAATTTTATTCTACTGCAAGATTAACCGATCCTTTTGCTACTGAAGAAGATATATTATTAATGAGTTATAATGCAGCTTATAGTAATAATAAATCTATCGATAAAAGAATTCAAGAAGCAAGAGAATTAGTAGAATTATATAAAAACTACATTGAATACTTTAGAAATAAAGATAGTAAGAAAGTTATTTCTTTTGCTGATTTGGCTCTTCTAAAGACCATAAAGCAAAATATGCAAGAGCATAAAAAAGCAAATGAGATTTTATTTGCTTATCCAAAAACGTTTGAAGTTCATAATGAATTTCATATAAATTGGGAATTTCCAAATGCTTCTAAGTTAGGAGACTTCCCTTGTAAATCTTTACTCGATAGAGTAATGATTGATCATACAAATAAGAAAGTAATACTCGTTGATATTAAAACTACAGCTGATGTATACAATTTCAGACATTCTATAGAAGAATTTGACTATTGTAGACAATTAGCTTATTACTGGTTTGCAATTTATTGGTATTTTAAAAATGAATTAAAACTAGATTTAGAAGAATATACACGAGAAACATATATAATAGCTGTTCAAAGTCATGACGGTTATGAAGTAAAGGTTTTTAATATTGAAAATCAATACATTGAAGCCAAAGTATGTGTTATTGAAGATGCTATCAAACGCATAGCTTGGCACAAAGATAATGACTTATGGGATCATATAAAAGAATATTATGAAGGAGATGGAGCAGAACTACTATGATTATTAATAAATATACAAAACATAGTATATTTTCACTTCCTCAAATATTTTATGATACCTTTACAAAATATGATTTGAAAAATAGTGAATTTGTAAATATGTACACAAGTGATATGAATAATCCACTACTTTCAAATCATATTTTTTTAGTATTTCATAATACTAAAGCTTACTTAATAGAGAGATTAAAGAAACATAGACTATATTATTGTGATTATACTTTAACAATAGATAGAATTAATTATAGAGTATTTGCCTTTAATAAGGCTTATTCAATTCATTCCATAGTAAACAAGATAGATCTTGGTTTATATGAACGCTTAGGATATCAAGCTAAATTACAAATATTAAATTTTTGGAATATTAGTGTTGATAGTAAAGTTCATGAATACCTATTTAATCCTCTTGCAAAAGTAACAAAACCGGTAGGTGAAAGTATATCACTACAAGATTTAAAATATAGAAAAGCCCCAACAGCAAAAACTGAAGGGGCTTTATTGTAATGGCCGTTAAAATTTTTGTGGCTTTAAAAGTTAAATATTGAAATCATATTATCGTAATACTCCATTTTTGATCTTGGATCTTGTGCTTCCCATATACTTCTTAAAGGAGTGGCCTTAATTAAGGATCGTTGGAATCGGTTCATACCCTTGTATGGACCTTTTTTTATCTCCTGTGTAGGATCATTCAACATCATTGTAGTTAAGTCACCCCAATATTTTAAAGTAGACCATGCAGCAGTAGGAGTATTAAGTAAGTTAATTACTTCAATAGGTAATATGTTACCACGTGTCTCTAATGAAGCTCTTAGAGTAAGATACGCTGCTTCTTGTTTCCACCAATTACGTTTGTCATCATCTGCCATCGCTCTTACTAAAGAAGAAATGATCATAAAACCTACTGTGGAAAATAAAACTTCATAAGTAACTCTTTTAAGACATCCTTTTTCGAAATCGTCCAATTCATCATAATGATTTTGATATAGTTCCTTTAATTGATCTATTTTGTTCTGATTAAAGTAATGTCTATATACATATTTAACTGCAGCTGGTACTTGAGCTTCGCTCCACATGCCTGTAGAATAGTTAAATTGACGTTTAGTTAAGAACTTAGTTTGTAAGTTAACTAAAATAAAGTTACGGAAGATAAGTAATAATTGTCCAATTACAGTTGCATGTAATTTACTTCTATCCAAGTCTGTTAATTGCGTGTCAATTCTGGTACCTACTTGTTTTGCCGTATTTCTAACTTTGTTTATAGTAGCTTCATCGAGAGATTTAGCGTACTCTGGTTTTATTACTAGTTTGTTGTTTTTAACTTCAAATGCATCATAAAAAGTTACACTTAGAGTATTCCATTTGGCATTGCCTTCCTTTTTACTCTTAAATCTTCTTAGGAATTCGTTTTTATTTAAGAATTTACCAGATTCAGGATCATATTTATAGTATAGACCAATTGCCAATGCCATTTTACCTTTTGTTACATAATCCGACATTTCATGTCCAAAATACCAAAAGTGTTGATTTAATGCTCTTAAAAATCTAGATTGATTAAGTTTACTAAAGGTTTGAGCATTTTCTCTTACTACACCTAAATACTCCATATAACATAGAACCTTGTCTTTGTTGTTTGAATGACCTATGTTCTTTATTGCATTCGCATATGACGGTATGATTAATTTTGTTGCTTGTGCAAGTTCCTTATTTCCAAAGTATATACCAGAAATTGCTTCGAGTCTATTTTGTATTTTGTTTGTAATAAGACCAGTAAGAATCACATTCATATTTTGAGCTATGCCTTGTATTCTAGTGTATGCAGCTAAATTAGCAGCTAACTTACCAACACTTACTGTCACATGTTTGCCTTTTGGTAAAGGAACATCTAATTCTAATGCATTCTTTTCCATACCATATACCAATTGATCTAGTACAGATTTTAATTTATCATATGTCTTACTTTCCAAACCTTGTATTCTACCACCCTTCTTATCGGTAAAATCTGTACGACTAACAAAATCAAGAGCTACTTCTAATTCTGGGGCAATTTCACTCATTTGTTCATAATTTTCTGCCATTTTGTAATAAGCAATGACAGATCCTACTATATCGTTTGTTAAAGCGTCTGGATTTGATAACATCTTAATATACCTAGTAGGTATAAGTTTAACAAGTGACCCATCTGATCGTTTAGCATTTTCCAACATATATGCAGTGTCATCATCCTTTACAGTGTAAGTATCTTCTATTGCATATGCTAACCCCTTTAAAATATTGTCCTTACTTCGGATTTGTGTCCATGCCCCACCTTCTATTTGTGGGAGTCTATATTTATTTTCATACTTTAAGAATTGAATCTTAGAATTTGATAATTCCATTACATCAACAAGTTTATCGTAAAGCTTTTTTAAGTTTGAATCAGAAGTTATTTTACGATAATTTGCACTGTTGTCATACAATTCAGGATTTGGAATTCTTGTTTCTCCACGATCTGCATATTTAGTAAATCTTTTATCGTAGAAAGGTGATTCTTTATCGATTTCAGACCAGGATCTGTTAGGTACTTTGCGCATGTATTTGGCTCTTAACTCTTTCTTCGGAACTAATTTCTTCCAAAAAGAAGCTGGTACAAGATTTCCTTCATAGTCATATCTAGCATTTATAGAAACCCATGCATTATATTCAGCTTGACCTAATTTTTCAACTCTTTCTAATTCTTCATAGAATCTAGGGTTTACTTCCCATTCAGCTATGTCCATTACTTTGGATTTCTTTGATTTATCACGAGTTTTCAAACTTTCCTCAGAAATCAATTCATCATAAGTATTAATCCACGACTTTACTTGGTCAGGCATGCTATCAACATCTACTTTACCATCTTCTCTGGTGTAAAGTCTTAACATGTTCTTTCTAGCCGTTTCATATAGTATTTGATCATCAGATTTATTTGCGTTTGATGAAAGAGTTTTAATATCGTCCCAGAATTCTTCAATTATTTGATCAACTGTATTGCGTTGTTCCCACTTAGCAAATTTTTCTGGACTTAAATTCTTTTTTGCATTTTGTAGAGCTTTGTTAAATTTTTCCATATTTGGAGTATAATGTAATTTCTCTCTTAATTTTTCATTATACTCTCTCATTTCTATTGCTATTTCTTTATCTAATCCAACTTTTACTGAACCATCTGGATAATATGGATTAGCTAAATTTCTACGTCTAGTTTCTAACTCTTGTAATTTTAGATAATCTTCATCGGATAAATCTTCTCTGTGGTAATCTCCGTTCTTATCAACGGTAGTACTTAACAATAGGTTTATTTCCATATTTATGGAATCTCTACGAGATCTTGCTTCTTCACTAAGACTGTTAGTTAGCTCGTAATACTCTGGAGTAAACTTACGAATTGTATGCTTAGCTTCCCAATCATTATTTGCTTTATTCCATTTCTTTAGTTGCTCTGGATTCAATAAACCAGGCACTTCAGCAATATCTTTATCTCCAAATCCTAACTTTTCGGCTAACTTTTTTTGATGTTCCAAGTAATCTTGATAGTGTTGACCGTAATTTAAATCTCTTGTTATAAAGCCTGTTTTATGACCATCTTTATTTTTTTCATGCATATAAGTTAACTTAGATTTATTTACATGTGATAGTATTTCTACAAGCTCTTTACCTACTTCTAGTTCTTTTTCAGCAACATTATTTTTAGTATTAACTATCTTGTTAAGAATTATACGTACTAACTCACTATTAGAATATTGTGTACTACCTGCCCACTGATCCCATAGATTTATATCCACATCACCTTCATCTAATATTTTTTTAAGATGATCTATAGTAAATGAACCAGCTTTAGTTGCTTCTCTAATAAAATTATCTTTAGCAACAATGTCTGCTAAATTGTTATAGTTTCTTACTAATTCATAGTAGTCACCTACAGTCCTTTTTAAGTTTTGTTTTGTATCCTCAACTAATTGAGGATCATTTAAATAGTCAAACGTAGATTCATCATCCAACATGTTCTGGATATTAGTAGCAATGTTGCCATAAAAACCAATATAACCTTTCTTTATCATATCTAATTCTGCAGAAGTTATATCTAGCGGGTTATTGTACTTTTGGTTTTCATTTACTTTGGTTTGTAAAGCCTTTACTTCATTTAATGCAGATATTACATCACTTGCCATATAATCTACAAATTCAAAAGTAGCTTGATCGTTTTCCAATTGGTTTAATTTAAATTCCAACGCTCTTAATTCATCTACTTTCTTACTGTCACTATATTTCGCATATTGAATGTCTTTTATTCGCCTTGTCAAGGCTTGAATAAGTTTATTATACGTTTCATGTATTTTTTTTGGAACGTATGATGGGTTATTTATTTTATCTGAATTATTTAATAACACATCTATAGATACTTCTCCATCATTATTTAATACAATGTTTCTTATCTGTCTAAATTGTGCAGAATATATTAATGACTTTGTTCGTATAGCTTCTTTCTTATTACCATTAAAATGATTAACTAAATCTGAAAATAGCTTAGATGGCTCCCCATTGGGAGCCTTATCTAAACCATAACCATTGTTTTCTGATAACACATAATATGCAGCATTTTCATTACCCAATATCTTTGTATATTGCTTTAGTAAAGCTGCAACCTCTTTATTTTTAACATTTAAACACTGCATAATTATTCACATTCTTTTCTACGTTGTTTACCATTTGCTGTTAACTCATCAATTGAATCCTGCAAAGATGCATTTATTGCTTGTTCTTCTGTAGCTGGTTCAAATTCTATATCGTCTAATAAATCTTCTTCGGCTATTTCATTTCGCATAGAAACTTTCTTCTTATTCTCTGCTTCTGAATTTATTATAACAAAGTTTTTAGCACGTGACACAGCTACATATCTCAACTCGTTTCTTAATTGCATTACATCTTTACCATAACCAAACGTATCAATTTCATTGGAGAGTATTAAAACTTTACTGTACGTACTACCTTGTGATTTCCAAACAGTTTGTGCATATCCATAATCAATTGCTTTTCTAATTTTTAACCTGCCTTGATTGTCTTCTAAATTCTTGGTAATGTTTAATTCATTATCAATGTTAAACGCCATTTGAACCAAATCTCTATATTTAGATATTTGCTTATTCTGTTTAGCTTCTTTAGCCATTCTCCACAATCTGTCTTTATATTCTACTATTTCAAATAGCTTAGAATCTGGTTCATTTTTATCAATTACAGTAATCTGGAAGTCATCCATAATAGTACTGCCAGTAGGTCTGATTGATAATTTGAATGCTTTAAATTCTATATCACCTTTATCAGTTTTAAACTTGACAGTAGTGTCTGTTATATTTTGAATTACATAATCCCCAGAGTTTACTAATTTATAAGATCCATCAGGCTTTCTAAGTTTGTTAGAATAACCCATTATAATATCACCTTTTACAAAGGGTTTAGCAAATTTTCCGTATCTTAAAGATCTAATCTTTGAATTATACGCAGATACTGCAGCATTTGTAGCAGTTAAAACTCTAAAATGTAAAGGATCAGCATTGAACTCTTCAGAAGTAACAATCTGTTTCAGGTTTTTATCTATAATTGCATCATCCGAAGTGTACAATACTCCTTGACCTTTATCATTTATATCAGTTTGGTAACTCAATCCTTCACCTCGTCTAAGTCTGGTAGCTTCTTTTAAAATAGGATTATCACCCGTTCTTTCTACTTTGGTTAAAGTTATTTGAGGTACTCCATCAGATGTAAATACTTTAGAAATATGATCTGATTTTACAGGTCTTAATTGTGCAGAATCCCCAACATATATCACACTAACACCATCTTTAGCTACGATTTTCTGAATGTATTCATACAAACCGTCTTGCACCATTGAAGCTTCATCAATAATAATTAATTGACCTGGTTCATATTTCACTTGATTCTTAGATCTAAACTCTAGTTCTCTTAAATCCAATGAACCTTGCTCCATTGCTATATCTGTATCCGGAGTAAATCCAAATAGAGCAGAAAGCGTATACACATTAGCATTAGGATTGTTTTGTTTAGTTATAACATTTGCTCTATGAGTAGGAGCAGTATATACAATGTTGCCTCTACCAATTCTGTGATCTAACCACTTACTAAATATACCAATGATAGTGGATTTACCTGTACCAGCATAACCAGATAAAGTAATTTCAGTTCCATAGTCTTCAATGAACTTCTCTAGTTCATATAAAGCTGATTTCTGTTGATCATTTAATGAGAATGGTAAATTGATTTTAAACCCATCATTAAACGTAAATACATACTCTTCTTCTACTTTCTTAGCTTCTTCAACTGCTTTTGGTAAATCTTTTGCAAGTAAAGCAGCTTCATCAGTAAAACCAAATTGATTAGCATAATCTAAGAATTCCTTAGTAGTATCTTTTTCTTTCTGAACTTCGGCTTTGATTTCAGCAACATATCTGTCTACCTTATCTACATAACTTTGACCAAATAAATTTATAAATAGATCTCTTTCTGTGATTCCATCCTTAGCCAATTCATAAGAAATTGTGTTTGCAATACCTTGAACAATTCCTTCTTTATCCCCACGTTTTATTGCTTCCCGTGTTTCTTCTTCGATTTCAAAATCTTTATATTTCTCAATTCTATCTTTTATTGACCACGCATCTATCCCAGGTACAATACTCCATGACATGAATTCAGCAGCTAATTCCTCTGGTAAATTTGGAATTTTTGATTTCCAATCCGGAAATATTTTATTTATAAAAGGTTCTAGAGAAAATTTCTTAGTAGTATCAGCAATTGCTGGTTGTTTGATGTTTGATTTATTCCTTAATAACTCTCTTACTTCCATCAAAATTTTTGGGAATTCTGTACCCCATTTACCTTTATCTTGAGTATGAGTAAGAGTTGCATCACCTGTGGATAATAATCTATTTAAAGCTTCTGGATTTTGACTGAAAGATTCTAACAATAAATCTCTCATAATATCACTGGATGCTTTATCCCAAGAAACTGTATTTAAATCTTTAATTTTTCTACCAATAGATTTTGCTTGACTACCTGAAGCAGTTTCTAGTCGTTTCTTAACTGCTTCTTTTTCGTCATCTGACATAGAAGAAAATACTAATTTTTGAGCTTGAAATGCTCCTTCTACTGTTTGAAAATTACCACCAATGCGTATAGAAGATTCTGGTTTATCACCAGATATAGTAAAAGGTCTAATTGCGAAATTACTTAAGTCTGCATTTTCACCAGTACCAGCATATATATTAATTGTTTCTGAAGGTTGTTCAGATGCAAATAAATCTTGTTGAGTAGCATCAGAAGTTCTTAATTTAGTCAAAGGTTTTGTAACTAAAACTTTTACAGATTCATTTCCACGTTTCCATTCAATAACATCACCTACTTGAGCTTGTTTCCAATAATCTAGGTGTCCTTGTGATTCATATCTTGTAGTTGCTGTTCTTTCTCCATTTCTAACTGCTTCTATAGTTGATTTAGATTTTAATCCTGGTCTGCCATGTTCTCCATAATCGAATGTCATATTACCTTTGAATTTAGCTGGAACCGATTGATCAGGAGCCAACTCATATTCAATTTGCCATGCTTCATTTATTTTTGGTAATACTTTGGAATTAAAATATTCTGTAGACCAACCTTCTTTTTGAGACCATGCTTCTGCAAGGTTTGTAGATGCATTCGGTTGTACTGGAGACTGTTCATCAATTTGTGGTTTATTATACTCAAAGTTATCCAGATATTGTTGATATGCCGCTTCTGCATCAGCTTCACCTTTTTGAGTTTGATAGTCTTTAACCCATTCTTGATAAGATAATGGTTCAGTTGCTTGTTGAGTTTTAACCGTTTGCTGTATATTAGCAAACATGTCTGTGTTAAATTCACCAGCTTGATTAAATGCCTTTGCTTGTAAACTAGCTTTTACCGGAGTAAGATCAGTAACCCAAGTTATTGGTTCTTCTGGCATAATTTCATAACCCTTTGGTACAACATTATTGTACTTTAAAACTGATTTACTACGACCATTTTCTATTAATACATTGCCTCTATATGCAATTCCCTTTTTATTAATTAATCGATATACTGGAGCTTCATCTTCATTAATACCTATATATTCATATAAGAATGTTGTTCTAGGATCATTGTTTCTATCTAATTTTACTTTTTTAAATGGTGGATATATAGGTTGACCATTTTGATTGAATGAAATTATAGATTGAGACTTTTTATCATATATAATGCCAGGAATTTGTACTTCTACTCCTTTCTTATTTACTACAGTAAAACCACTATCTTCGTGAGGTAACGCCCTGTATACAGGTCTACCTTCTTCTTCAATAGTTTCTCTACTAGAATCTAATACGTAATAATCAATAGTAGGAACTACGTGGTCGTTCCACCACAAGTCTTTTATTACTTGGAATACTTTAATATCTTTAACCGCATCATCAGGATTTCGTTCTAAATCTCTAATGTAATCAAAATAACCTATTTCCTCTCTGATTGAATTAGGTACATATCTAAAGATATTATTCTTACCAAATGCATCACCAGAAGTATAGAAAGCATACAATGCAAGATCTTTTGCAAAATCTCTTATTTCCTGATAATCACTATCCCACAATTCCTCCCAAGCTCTAATGATCTCATTTTCCAAGTTATTATCACCACTCTTGTTTGGTTTGTAAGCAATAAAATCAGGACCATTTAATTCAGTTGTATCTTCCTTTGGTCTACTAAAGATGTTATTAATAAGTACATTTTCAAATGAACCATCACTACTTAATAAATCTGGATATTTGCCACTTCTTACATCAGATTTAATTCTATCCAATCTCTTAGAGATACTATTTGGACCACCTAACAAACTACTGAGCTTTATTCCATTTTCAGCTAAATACTTATTAAAGAAACCAGCTTTATACGTAGCTTCCATACTTCTGGTAATATTATTAATGTACGTATCATCACTAATTGCATAACCCTTAGTATAGAATTCTATTAATGTTCTTAAGTTTTCAAATTCTGGAGTAAGTCTAATCATTGTGTTTTGGAAGGCAATTCTAGGGAATATTAATGCATCTTGCATTTTCTTACCTAAGAATGTATTTGAGAATACCTTTATAGGATCTTCAAATACTTGTTGCTCTACCATGAATTGTTTCCATTTATCCAAGAATGCACTTTGTAAACCAAAATTATTACCAAAGCGCTTAGTATCAATTTGAGATAATGTAGTTAATTCAGACAAAGATCTTGAGAACGGATTAAGTTCTTGATAAGTCTTCATAATAAGCAACTGATTGTAGTACCAATCAAATGTTTCTTCTTTTTTCAATTGCTTCTTTAAGTAATTGACATCGAACATCTTTTCTCTTTGTTTAACACCTACACCTTTATCATTCAAAAAGTCTAAAAGCTGATCATATTTACCTTTAGATAAAGATTTTGCTTTCTCAAAATATGTATTCCAAATAGTTCTATATGCTAGACTTTCAGGATTTTTGTTTTGTGTATCTACATTATAAAAGCCAGAGTATTTGTCATATTCTATTGCAAAGTCTTTTAATATCTGTTGAGGCAAGAAATAAAATGTACTTTCGCCTTTACCAGATCTAATCAAGAAGTTAGTCATATTAAATGTTAACTTCCTTACATTCAATCGAATGATGTATGGATCTTTTGCAACGTCCACATGAGCATTGATTAATGCTGATAACCAGTCAAGGATATTGATCTTATTTCTATCATTACTCTGGATACCATACAAATTACTTATACCATAGTCTCTTAAAATTTTATTTGGTTTAAATCTTAATTTGACCAATTGAGTAAGAACTTGATGAGCATTTGCTAATGCAAATGGACCAATACCAAATTTACCACCATTCAACTCTGCCTTAGTTCTACTCTGGAATGCTGGAGTGGCATAATACAGTTGGGATTTGCTTGTACGTTTACCTTGACCAGTTATTGTATCTACTTCTTTAAGAATAGTATCTTTTAAGTAATCGGTTACTGTATCTAGTGGTTGTCTAGCTTCTGCAAAGTTCAGTGGGTTAGAAATAACTGATATATACATATCAAGAAGCATATTTTCATTTGCTTCCTTTGAATTAGCTTCAAAATCAGTTTTACCATTATATCTTTCGTAGACTTTACGAACTATGGTTTCATCATCTAAGCCAGCTTCTCTGAGTCTGTTAGTGTAATCTTCTTTAGTCTCAAATTTGATTCTATTACCGTTTTTATCATAGTTATATCTAGCAACGAACAATTTATCAATATCAAACGATCTACTTTTACTTTCATAAAAGACTAGACTATATCTTCACCTTACGGTGCTCCCCATTTCGCCTTTCGGCTACACAGCGTGTGTACGCTGACTCAAATCATATTGAATTTTGTGTGCCATCGAAGGAACCTGTTCTACATATGGTTTTACTATGTTTATAAATTTTATTCCTTCTTTTGTTCCACAACACAAAGAGTAACTATCTTTTTTTCTACCTTCGTGAAACATATAAAATTCAATATTCCAAACATCTTTAAAATAATCTATTATTATTTGTAATTCTTCTTTTGGTAAACAAGTTGCAATTTTTATATAAAACCCATGAATTTTACCATTGGTTTTTCTATAGTTTATATGACCATCATCCATATACCAAATTGCAATTCCTCTAGCATCAAGTCTATTTAATAGTTTTCTATTTCCTAGTTTTTTATAAGGTTTATAAAAAACTCTTCTTAAGACTTTTATAAAAGGTATGATACTTAATTGAGTATAATATACTTTTTTATTAATATTAAAACCTCTTGCACTAATGTATTCTTTCAAACCATTGTTTCTAAGTCCCGCATCTTTGAGTTGTTTTATTTTCCATTCAAGATAATCACGTTGTTCTTCACAATGACTCAATTTAAATACATTGTTGTTGCTTATTGTTCCATCACCAAGTAAAAGAGCGATTAACAAATTTCTAGATTCTTTTGTTATTTTTGTTTTCATATTTGCTATCCATTTAGGAAGCTTCAGTTGAGTATTAGTCGTTGAACCTTCCGATTAGTTATATAGATAACGATCGGCTTGGCTGCTGGTTGCCCAATCCTTTGGATTTTTACTACGCTTAGTACCTCAGGCTCTAAGGGGTTTCCAGCAATTAAAGGAGTTTTTTAGATTATACTGGTTCGAACAATGATGTGTCTATCCGAACCAGTAAGAGATGTAAATTCATCAGGTAATGTAATAGTATCACCAATTTGTTCAGGATACAAATCTATTACTTTAAGAGCTGCAGTTGACGCTTGGCCTTGAGCAGGGATACGATAACCCATTGCAAGAGCTTTAGAATTCGGACCAACAATATCATGATCTATCAACCACTTTTTAGCTTCACTGAAAGTCTTTTTATCGTAATCAGGAATTATGTGTTTCAATAAGTTGATTGAAATAACACAATCCATAGTACCATCAGTGTTTGCAAATCTTAGCTTTCTTTCATTTTGTGCGTCTGAAGTTACAGCAATTCTATTATACAATATTGAAGACATTTGAATAAACATACCACCTGGCAAGTTAGTATCAACAATTGACTTATTCAACATTGATATAAGACCACTTTCTATCCAAGAGTTATCAGATAAACCAGAAATTGGTGCAACAGTTTCACCATTTTCAACATCCAAACCATTAATAACATTGTCATTCATGTTTGAACTTAAAGCTTTGCGTTGCATAATTTCAGCAAATCTTTGTACACTTACTTGAGGTTTATCTGGAGTAATACCAAAATCTCTTTCTATCTCTCTTCTACCAGCTTCAGTAATGGCATTGTGAGCACCGTTAAAATTATTAATCAACTCATCACCATTATATACTTTACCATCTGGTGTAGTATATTTCCATGCACTTCTGATATTACCCATGGCAGCTTTTTGTGCTTGAGATACAAACATTTGTCTTTCTGCATGGTGAGGATCAGTAATTAACTGGCGTCTAAAGTTAGTTAAAGACTGTTTGTGAGTAGGCATTGACATCAAACTGTCCATGTCTATTTCTTTATTAGTCTTATCTTTATAGATTCTTGATTTAACCTCTTTAGCCCTTTGTCCTACTTTTACTGCGGAATCAAAAGCAAGCATGTGGATATTACGTGATTGCATAACTTCCAACACTTTACCCATATCCCCAGTAGAGAAGATACGATGTACGGGGAACATTGCCATCTTATCAAACACTGGTATATCCCTTTTAGCACCTACATCGTAGTGATCACCAAAATACATGAATTTCAAAGGCTTCAATGTAACAGCTAATGCTTCGGCATATGTATCCATATCTGCTTCGAGATCTGCATTTGGATCATTAAGTAAATCAAATGCTTTTGCTACTTGTGGTGTCCAGCCATCTACTCTACGTACTAATTCTTTGTAAAACTCTGGGGATATTAATACTGTAGCATCAGTTTGATTTACTTTGCCTTTAGGGTTAAGATAGCCATCAAATTTATCTCTTACTATAAGATTAGCTGCATCTTCTACATCATTGGGTAAAGCTTCAGAACTATCATAAGTTCTAATTGCTTCATCTAATGTCATGTCATGCATTTCCTGAAGTAATCGTATAGCCGCAGATCTTTTAGCATACTCTGCAATTTGATCAGCTTGTCTACTTACGATAACATTATCTGATAGTGTACCTACGTTCACTTCAGTGAGATCTGCCATTGGATTTCCTTCTTCGTAGTCTATTCTTGGAGTAACACCAGTGGATAATACTTCACGTAGACGTTTAATTTTATCTACAGGATTCTTATAATAAGCCGGATCTTTTATGAAAAGTTTTTCAAATTCAATTACTGAAGAAATTGTATTTGCGAAATAATTACCGATCATTTCAGCAGCACCAAGATTCTCACTATAATTAGAAACTAGTGTAGATTTCTTATAATGTGAAGATGCTTCTTCTAATGCTTTCTGAGGTAATGCTAAACTTGTTACACTAGCTATTTTATTGCCATCCCATTTAATTATACCTAATTCTTGTGCATAATTTAATTCATCTTTAAATGCATCCCACAGGTAGTTATTCATTAGATTTGCTTTTTCAGCATTACTGAACTTATTCCAATTATTTCTTATTTGAGAAATAATAGAAGTTCCATATTCATTACCACCAAGATCTTCTGCTAGGTCTAATGCTTCGTTAAAGTTCGAAAAATCTTTTTCAAATTCAATACCATTTAACGTAGGTCTTTCTTTCAATTTAAAGAATCCATTGAAGTATCTGAATCTATAACCATTTCTATTTCCTGTATCATAGTTCTTTACTTTTTGTTCCTCAGTTAAATTATTTTCATTCTTGTAATTAAATTCAATGGTATCTAATTCAGTTTCAAAGTAATTAATAAATCTTTTAAGAATTTGAGCATCGAATTTTATTTCACCATTACTTACGTCAAATGGATTTTTAAAGTTGTTTATTGCAGTACCATATAATGTATTATATGTTTGAGAATCACCCATAGTAGGTAAGATAATTCTACCTGCTCTAGTGAATGTCATCTTAGCAATATAGTCTTCAAGAGGGGATATTTCTGTATACTTACGTCCTTTATCTGCACTACCTTGTTCTTTAAAATAAACAAGAGTTTCAAATCCTATTTTACCTTTAGCATCTGCATTATTATATAAATTTGTTAACAATACAGAACCCTTGAAATAATTAGGATTGTCATTATTACCAGTATTGTATAACACTTTGGTAAGTGCTTCTACCGTTACTGGATCATTATCCAATCTTTGAACCATATCAGACAAATAATTGTGTTCTGATATAGGATATAACAATTTACCATCAGTAGCTAATACTGATAATTCATCAGAAGAAGGATGCAACATTGCATATGTCTCAGCAAGTCTTCCTAAGAATTTAGAATCAGCATAGTATTTTGTAATACTTCTATTGTATTGACCAGGAATTACACCACTTTCTTGAATTTTTGCCAAGTCCTTTACTTTGGAATTAAAGAAGAAGTATATACTCTTATTGGATCTATCTGATAACATTGAAACTAATGCTTCAGTAGAATCTGAATTATAATATTCCTTAGTAAGGAAAGAATTTAGTGACTCTAAATCAATTTCTACTCCAACTTTATTAAGTAAATCAACTATCTTATTCTTAATAGTAATTAACTTCTCTGGTACATACTCTTTATAAGTTTGACCATTTACTAGTTTCTTGTTAGGTGTAGTTTTGTATTTTTCTACAATCTTTATTATTTTATTGAATTCATTGTTGATTTCTCTAGCTACGAATTCTTCAGACTCACTAACCTTTGCTTTAAATAAGTTATCAGAAGTATCTAATACACCACTGTTTGTTATTAAATTGTAATTCCAACCCTCTAATATATTTTTAGATACTTTATTTGCATTTTCATCTTTAACATACAAGTTAGTTTGTTCATTACCGTTTTCATCTTCAACTTTTTCTGATAAAATACCAACTAACTTGTGTCTAGCTTTACGGAATGTGTTTCTAAACTGAGTTTGTAAATTCTCTCTTGCTATTTTTTGAACTTCGTCCTCTTGAATACCTTTCTTTTGTACATATTCATTTGTAATCTTGTATAACTCATTATACAAAGTTTTAAATAATGGTGTTACTTTAGCAAGTTTTGCACTCTTGTCCATCATTCCTTTGAATGTATTTTCAGAGTGAATTTCATTAATAATTGTATTCCAAGATTTATCAAAGTCAACCATTAGAGGTAAGCCTGTAACAGGACTCTTTATTGCAGCAACACCTTGTACTTGAGTCACAGTGCCATCAGGATTTGTTTTTTGTTTCATGACAAATTCTGTCCTAGGCATTGTCGCAATGAAAATTTTTATAGATGCAAGAGCATTATCTTTAACTGAAACAGACAGTTGTTCTTGAATGTAGTTAGCCATTTGATCTCCTACGCTATTACCAACTGCTTTTTCATCAATTTCTGCATCAATGTTTTCTTGTTTATCTACTGCTCTTATTTGATACTCGTTTAATTTATTTATGATTTCAGGTTTAAATACAGTATCGAACGTATTGTAGATTTCATCTCTAACTTCTCCTTGTTCCTTAGTAATAGTTCCTTTTTCAACTAATTTAGCTGTTATATCTGGTTTTAATGCAGCTTTTAACACTCCATAATTAAGATTTTGCAAATCATCACGTAGTCTTATGTTATTTAATGTAAATAAAGCACCTACAAGTGAATTTACAGTTTCTTTGAATTGTGTGTTAGTAATGTTTTTAAATTTGTGGTTTCTTATTTTAAATGGAGCACCTGCACCTTTATATGCAGCAAGAAATTCATTTACAGCAGCCGAATCTTGTTTAGATCTATTGTAATAACCAGAATCGATTCTATTAAAAATATTATCAATACTAGTATCGGTTCTCCAAACCCATTTACTTATGAAATTCTTAATAGCTTTCCAAGCTCTTTTAAGAAGATTTAATTCAGGATCTACTTTATTTAGCATATACTGCCTAAAGTCTTCTGCTAAAGCTTCCTCTACTTGTTTATCACTTCCAACAAAACCAGTTCTATTTCTATAGAATTCATAAATTTTCTTTCTTTCCTTTGGAGAAATAGTTAATAATGATACTCTATGGAATGCTTCATGATACAATGTACCACGTTCTGCACCTTTCCACAGTATGGTAGAATCTTTTCTAACAAGACCCATAGCATATTCATTACCACCAAGTGCAATAGCATCTTCAACGATATGTAAAGAATCTTCTGGTAATCCTAATTTATTTCTAAACCATTGAATTTCTTCTGGAGTTACTACTTCTGATATATTTCCTGCAACTTTACGAAAAGGTACATCAAAATCTTCATCAATTCCCAAACTCAAAGGATCTATTTCTCCATCATTAGTTATTTCCTTTATGTAAGAATCATCTTGAGTTGTAACTTCAGAAGTCGTAACATCTTCAGTAACCTCTGTCTGTGGTTCTGGGGTGCTAGGAATATTTGGTAACGAACTGGCTTTATTTTCAACAGCTTCTTTTACTTCAGGATTATTGATCTTTCTTGGTATCTTTTGAACATCTTCAGCATATGCGAAAGAATCTTTAAATAGTTGATCATCTAAGTCACTTCTTATTATACCAGCTTTTTCTAACACACCCATAGTATAAACTGGGGTAGAAGAAATGAAATCATCCTTAGTAAGAGATATACCTGGAATGATATCAAGCAAATCAACAGAATTATTGTTAAAATAATCATATACAGAAGGTAATGCTTCTTTTATTGGGCTGAAGAAATTCTTTCTAGCTACACGCCAATGGAATCCCATTAATGCTTCAGCTATGTCTTTTTTATCCTGAGTAGATAAGTTACCAATATTGAATGTTTTTTCACCAATTACCAAATTACTTTTATCATCAATATATAACTGCTTTTCTTTTAACCAATCAAATGTTTTATCTGCAGTAGTTACTTTAGTAGCATCTCCAAATCTAACCATGAAATCAATTAATTCTCCAGCAATGATTCCTGTATCTCCATATTCAGAATTAGGATTAGCACCATAATTAATTAACAAATTGGCTAAGAATTCAGCTTGTTTTCTATCAAATCTTTGAAGAGTTAATTGTAACGGTAGCATTTGATTTGATAAAGTATTGGATTTTGGTGGGTAAATAAACAATTGTCCACTACCTCCTTTACCAGGTAATTTCTCACCATTGGCTCCTATTATATCAGAATCTTTTACAATACCATCACTTATACCAAATGTTACATTTTCTGGAGTAATATCAGTAATTTCTGTTGGTATTTGTAAGCCCTTTACTTCATGTATTGGTCTGAATACAGCTCTACCATCTTTTCTAACAACATTAGGTATTCCTTTAGTTCTAACTATTGTGCTAGGTACTACAGCTTCATCATTTGTTGCAGACTCTATTGTAGAAATTACTGCATTTCTAAATCTACGTAAATCTGCTATAGATAAATCATTAGCATTATTAATAAGATTAATATCCTCTTCTGTAAGCCTTTCTTTAGGTATGCTAGCTAATTTTGCTGCTAAGAAAGTTCTAGCTCCAGAAGGAGTTTTCAAAGCCATTGCATAATCGCCAGTGCCATGATGAATTAACATTATTATAGATGCAGAATCATATGTACTAGGATCATTTTCTTTATATGGTTTATGCCCCTTTTCTGTATAATCTTTATTTATAACAAACTCACAGAAACTATCATTAAAAAAGTTTGGATCTTTTATTCTCTCTGCTAATTCCTTGCCTGGCTTGGCACCAGGATAAATAGGCGTTGTAGCATCAGGATTAAAGAACAGTGTATGAGATACCTTATCTTGTACTAATTCTTCCATTTCTAAAGATTCATCCAAATCTCTAGTCTCAGAGTCCATATCTGTTCTCCTATTCATTGTGGATTCTGTAGCAATCTTCTTACGGGCCCATTTTACTTGAGATTCTTCAGTTACTTCAGGATTAGAATTGTTATATGTTTCAGATACTTTCTTATCTTCCTCATCAGAAACAGCTTCAGAGTTTGCAAAATCTATTAAAGCTTTTTCATCAGCTCGCTCAAATTCTATTTCATCCTCTTCGTCTTCTTGAGTTTCAACAACTGGTTTAGGCTCAGGTTTAGGTTTCCTTTCAGTATCTTCTGTTTCCGGTTCTTTTTTTTCTCTTATTTTGGCTAAAGTTTCTTCAAATTCTTTGCTTAACTCTTCCAAACCTTTATTAGGAAACTCCTCATCTTTCTTTATCTCTACCTCTGCTACTGGTATCTTAGTATCAATGTCAGGAGTAGCCCTATCATCCATTATAGGAGTCTTTGGAGATTCAACCTTTTCTTGTTCTACTTTAGAAGCTATCTGATTATCTACTTGAGTTTCGTTGTTAGTAATAGGTTGTTGATTATCACTTTGATTAGCTGCTTCTCTAGACATTTCTTTTGCAGCTTCTGTTTCAACAACATCTTTTGCATTTTCTTCTACTATCTTTGATGACTCATCTGAATTGTTTATATAATTATCAATTCTTTCTTTTATCTTTTTACCTATTTTCTTTTTTGATTCATCAGAAGTATTGTTGAAATTTACAAGTTTGCCATCCTCCAAAGTATTACCGTATATTTCGTTCATCTTATGCTCAGCTACCAAAAGGTCATGGTTTGCAATCATTGTGTTGACATAACTATCAATACCTTTGTTAACCAAATTTGGAGTGGCTATGAAGTTTGAACTGAATCTAGTACCTTCTGATAATTGATTTAGTTTAGCATCTATGTCTTTTAATATATTAGGTATTTCTTTTGAAATAGATTTACCAACAGCATTTGACTCATTCGTTATACCAAACTTTTGTTGATTTTCTTCTGGCTTAGATTCGAGTGCTGTTTTTAATTGTTCTAATGCTTGCTTTTGAATGTTTAACTTAGTTAATGCAACAGCAGTAAGCTTCTCTTCTGGAGAATAATGATTTAACATTTGATCATTTTCCAAAGTAGTATAGAAATTATTATCTGCCTCTTGTGCTTGATTGGCATTGTCAAGTGCTTCTTGTGCATCTATTGTAGCCAAGTGTTGCAATCCAATTAAAGTATTATATTCAGTAGTTCCAGGATTGTAACCAATAGTTTTACCAATGTTCTGATTTACTTTAGATTTAGATAAACTAAAGATATTATTTGCAGTAGCTATCTCATCATTTAAATCTTGTTCAGTGATACCTTCTGGTAGATTGTACTTGTAGTTTTCAAGTACATCAAGTACATTTTGTTGATAGTTTAATTTTTTGTTTGCCATCTCAGAGTAGGACATAGCCTTGATCATTGCATCTTTTTTACCAATGTGATCTGCAACTACGTCTCTTACAAAAGAGTTGGCAGTCATGTCTTTGTAAGTCTTTAACCCAGAATGATAAGCAATTGTAGGTCCACCCATGTATAAACCTAATGCAAAACCACCTTTTACATCATTCCAAAATTGTGGATCATTTGCTAATTCAGATTCAGTATCTATTCCAGACAATATTTTTGCAGTACGATAATTTGCATCAGCTAAACCCATCAAAGATTGAAAAACGCTGCTAGACTTTTTATCATACTTACCAGAAATATAATCATAATCAAATATGTCTTGGTTAGCTTCTTCAAATGCTTCTCCAGTAGCATAGAAACCTAATCTACCAAGTGCTTTAGCAGCTTGTAAACTAGCATTTTTTACTGGAGAGTTATATGCAAGTCTGGCATTAAACCCAGTATAAGCATCTACAAGCTTATTGTATTTGCTTGCTGCAGCTTCAGTTAATTTTGTACCTGTTTTTAATAATGAATTTAAAGCAATTTTAATTGGAGCTGTTATTATTTTACCCATAGCTTTGCCAAGAGGTGCAAATACTAAAGCAGATTGAGCAACATCCATAGCAGATAATGCCATGTTATTATCATAAACTCTTTCTAATCCATCTTTTAAAGATCTTTTAGCATTTGCTAGAGTTGCATCATTTATGTTTATCTCTCCAGATATAACTCTATCTATTATCTCATCATCAGAGATCTTAGAAACATCTATATTGGGGTCTTGTTGTTTTAACTGGTTTCTACCAATTTCAGCATATTGTTTAATGTCAATACCTTGTTCCTTTAAACTATCTTCAATTCTAGATCTATACGCACCATATACTTGAGCTAGAGACTCTCTATGTCTACTGTATATATTACCAGCAACACTAGCTGCAGTAGCTGCAATTGCACTACCCCACCCAATTAAATTAGATGCAGCACCAATTCCAGGGACAGCGTTCAATGCTCCAGTAGTAGCATAATGTCTACCTAACCATAAAGCTCCAGTAGCTAAAGCATCTGCAATATAACCATTAACAGTTGCCATAGAAGAACCTGTTAAACCTGGACCAGCGTATAAGAAATAATCTGGGGAATACCAAGGTTTATCTTGAGCTCTTTGTTCCTTTATTCTAAATTCAGAAGACGGTGTATAATTTTCAGATCTTTCTCGTAAGTTAGAGTATATATTATTTATTTCTTCATTTACTTTAGATCTTTCTTCTTCCCACGATTTTCTAGAATTACTTAGATATTCAATTCTCGCATCAATGTTATCACCTTCTTTTTCACCATATTTAGACAAGATGCTATCGTATTGCTCTTGTCTATCTGCTAATGTTCTTTGAAGTTGAAAATATTCAGATATTGCATTTTTGTATTCTTCAGAATTCTCATCCAAAGTAGGAATAGTATTTTCAAGATTTTTAAGCTTTTGCTTATCACTAAGAAAATTCAATTCATAATCAATATCATCTAATACGGGGTTTATATCTTTAGCTAGTTTAGCTCTTTCCGACATTAGATTGATTTGATCTCTACTATTCATAAAAGTGGTCCATGCATCTTTTAAGTAGCTCTTATCTTTAAGAGTTTCCTCTGGATTTTCTTTGTCCAATAGATACATTTCTTCATAATCATCAATTGGAGTTTGTTCCAATTCACGATCATACCCTGTTTTAATTTTTGTTAAAGGGGAATGCTGGGCGTTTACTTGTCGTATAGCGGCAGTAGTGGCATTGGTTTTAGAAGGAATTAAACCAGCATTGTATTTGTCTAATATAGATGTTTCCATATATTATTGTAACAGATTAAGCATAGTTTGATAAAGTTCGATATCAGAAGAATATGATTCGTTATATGAACTATCATATAAATCATTTTGTAGTTTAGACCCACCATGTTCTTTATTGACTTCTTGATCAAAAGTCATTCTTGTCATACCATGTGGATCAATTGGTTCCATTGCATCAAATGTAAAGTATTCTCCAGTAAGAGCTGCACCACCTCTGGTGTCAGAGTGACCCCATGCATCTTCCACACTTTCACCTTTTATTGGCTTAACACTTAAACCAACTTCAGATGTTAAACCCATAGTTTTATTAACCATTTCTTTAAAACTGTCAACATCATAGTTAGCATTTCTTATAGACTGAATAGGTATCTTAACACTAACCCTTTGAAATAATTGTGGTTGGCCATTGGATTCACCTACCATTATTTTATTTCTAGGCACCTTTATAACATCTTGGAATACTCCAGATTTTAAGTCTTCTGCAAAGTTTCTATTAAGTCTTGAATTATCCTGAACAGTGTATTTCATAGAAGGAACCTTCATTACTTTGTTTACAAAGTCTGTGGACAATATTAACCCATTAGTATCTGGAATAGTAAATCCATTAGTTATAGCATCATTACTGTTAATTTCTACTTCTTTAGAAGATTTTATTTTATTGTAACGGTTCATAACTAATCCTGAAGTAGGATAAGTAAGTTCGTTCAACACCCTGGACGCAGTATCATAGTACAATGGTAACATTTCTTGTTTTACTCCAACAGCTGGGAATATATCAGATTGTTTAGCAAACATATCCCTAACATCCTCTGCATAAGCATTTGCCATAGCTTCATTACTGTAGTTCTTTGATGCAGATTCTTGGTATGCCTTATACATAGTGTTGTATTCTTCTGGAGTAATAGCACCTAGTTCTAGAGCATTAGCAGCGTCTGTCAAAGTCTGTATCATAGATGCTTGACCTTCTATAAATGATCTTGTTCTAGTTAGATTTGGATTATTTTGCATTTGACGCTTTTCTTGAACTACTGCGTCATTATACAATTTAGTATAAGCATCTGGATAATCAGTTGGTTGTTCACCATTTTTTCCTTTTCGTGTAGCTGCAACTCTTAAAGCTTGTCGTTCTTTCAAAGCTTGCATTTCATATGGATCTACTGTAATATTATTTCTAATGTATTCTTGATTATCTATATATGCTCTTTCCATAAAAGCATTTGCAGCATCTTCAGCAGTTGCTCCAGGGTTCTGTTTTAAGTACACTTGCATATGCATTTGAGCCTCAGGAGTAGATAGTATACCACTTTTATTTTCATCCAATATTTTTTTAATTTGATCCCCAGTTACACCAGTATGAATAAAACCATTGGATCTACCCAAATAGCTATCTTTAAGATTATTTACATATTTATCTGTAAGATCTTTTATTGATTGATAACCTAGTGGAGATACATCATTATAAATACCTGAAGTAAGTGTGTTATAACCAGTAAAATCAACATCGTGCCACAAGGGATTATATTTACCTTCTAGCATTAGACGTTGATTTACTTTTTGTCTCTCTCTTAAACCTTCAGCACTTTGACGAAGCATACTTAATTTAGCTCTGTCTACATTGTTTATTGCTGAATATATCTTAGATCTACCTTCTGCAGTTTTTATCATGTCTAAGTTTTTAGACAATTCTTCAGCCACAGGCAAAGCTCTACCATAAGTTTCATCATAGTATGCTTTTGTGTCAGCAGCGGATGGAGATTGAAATTCAGCCCATTTGTCCAAAGCTGTTGAATAATCTTTTAATGCTTGATCTACATTTTCTTTTGCCTGCTTCCCAAGTGTATACAATTGTTCAAATGGAATTGGAACGTATGTATTTATGAACTCTGCTTGTGCAGGATTATCATATCTATTTACCATATTAAACTCTATTTCTAGTTCTTGTTAATAAATTATCCACTTGTTCTTTAGTAAATCCTTGACTTAAGAAATCAGCTAAGAATGGTAGTGTCATTTGATCCCTATTGTATTGATTTTGCATTAGTCTATTTACTTGAGACCATTTACCAAGTTGACTAGTTGCAGTTGCTCCAAAGTTTCTAGCAGCAGCTCTATTTCTAGCATTAAGATCATTGTACATATTTTCACTTTGTACAAATTGTTGTCCTAAATTATTAAGAGTATTTGCGTATTCTCCCAAGTAAGCATTATCGGCATTTTGTTTAGTTGCGTACATATTTGCGTTAGAAGCATATTCATCAACAGCAGCTTGAGTTCTTGCTGCTAAATTAGCACCAGTGTTAGCATTAATGTTTGCTAAGTTATAGTTTGAAATAGCTCTTGATCTACTGTTAGCCAATCTTGCGGGTTCAATATTCATTCTACGTCTAGCCATTGTACTTCTAACTGCACCAGCATATGGGTTTAATACTAATGGTTCTTCTTCTGGTCCTCTTAATGACTGCAAAGCATTATACACTGTAGGAGCCAATGATAACCAATCTGGTGAATATCCATTTTTTGGCTTACTGAGTGCACGTTTTTTAGTAGCTTCATCTGCAGATGCTGGTATATTTACTGGAGTAACAACATCATCCCAATCTATTGTCATACTAGTATTTACTAGTGGTATTGTTGGTTCAGATAATCTTTGAGTAGTGGTTTTAGTAATGTTGGGTTTGGTTGTCTGTTTGGTGGTTACGGAACCAGTAGTACTAGGAGTTTTTGTAACTTGTTTATTCGATGCATTTGTGTACGTGTTTGTTAAAGTTGGTTCAGATTCAATCGGTCGAAGAGGTATGTCAACATAGATTGGCTCGTCGTTTGCATATGTGATTGCATCTACTGTTTGTGTTGGAGTGGCAGAAGGCTTTGTATTTCTTGCAGATTCTACAGCTTTAGTTATGTTCTTGTTATTTATAAGAGGACCAAATATGCGTTTTGGAAAATACCCCAATGCTTCACCAAATTTATTTAATCCTGTACCGAGTTCATCAAAGAAATCAGAATATGCAGCGTATGTATCTGCATTCATCTTACTTCTAACATCGTCTACAGTTTTACCCTTACCATCTGCATATGCAGGTATTCCTTTTACTTTGGGTTTAACTCCTTTAGCAGCTTTAACTGCTTCTTGTTCTGCTAATAATTTATTGTAAGCTTTATTAGCATTTATTTTATTTAATCTGTTTGTATTTTCAGCAAACTTGTCTTTGCCTTTGCTAGGTTTCGTCATCTTAGATAATATTTGTCCTTCCTTAGCAAATGTGTTCTTTGTACCAGGTCTTTTAATTTTGTCAGATAACACAGATTCCAAAGTAGACGCATCGACTAAATGATTATCTGTGCCTGGTTTAGTATTTGGAACTTGAACAATATTTCCATAATCATCTCTAACCACTTCATTGTTGTCCAAGTAAGCTAAGTCTGGGAGTATTCCACCATTCTCAAATGTATATGCAAGATCATTATCATCCCAATATTCTCCTTCAGTTTCAGCTGCGGCATTCATACCTATTTTAGTTTTATTGAGAGTTTCTTTTCTGCGTCTTAACGCTTGCATTTGTTTCTTGCGTTTAATTGAACCAATAAGTCCACTCACTAATCCTAATCCACCACCAACAGCAGCACCAATAGGACCACCTACAGTGAGACCAGCACCGGCTAACGAAGCTGCACTGCCAATAGTACTACCTGCAATATCACCTGTTGAACCTTCTTCTGATAAACCAGAAATGGCAGAGCCAAATACATTAGCTCCACCAAGGTAGTTTGACAACTGATCCATGCCAAACGCATATGCTGGTATAGTATTTTTGTTATTTTTCTTTTTCATATTATATCATTGAGTATCTATAAGCTGTACTAATGTATGGCACTTTAAATTTATTACCACCATTGCAATCATACTTATAATTACAGATAAGATATTTTCCTTTCATCCTATCTTTGTATGATTTGTTAGCCAGTTGTTCTACTTCATTAAGCTTCAAAGAATTACGAGGGATTGCAAATTTATAAGTATCCTCTCTGTAATCAATATCTTCACTAGTCAATGTTTCACTAGTTTGTCTTTTTGTAGTAAATAATATCAAATCAAAATTAGTATCTGTAGTAAAATCACCACCATATTCAACATTATCAAATGTTTTGGTTTGTGGATAATCTTTGTTAACTACAAATTCTATTTCAGATACCTTTGCTTTGTCAGAATCTAAATCAGCTTGTTCACCACCATTATATTTAAACAGTTTCAATGATTTAAATAAATATAGTTTATCACTAAACTCTGCATAATAGTCTGGATTATAGTTATAGAATGAAGTAAATACTCCTAATTGTTCATTAAACGCTAGTGTTTTATCTCCTAGAGTAAACAGAACTTCATTGTATTTCTTATCATATACTGCAATAGGATCTTTTTTAAACAAGTCTTTATTCTTATTCAAATAAGATTGAACTCCTTTTAATTTAGATACTGTTTGTAATTGACCATTAAACCCACATATCTCATTACGTTTACTATCATACCAGTATACGGTACTATCTGATTGAGTATTTGCTCTCAACTGGTTTGGACTTTCACCATTCATTGTAGTAAAGTAGTCATATCTGTCTAGTATACCACCAGTACCTAGAGTAAGAGCACCTGGGTTATTATCAGTTATAATAGAACGTTCATTTACTGCAACTGTGCCAAAAGCGTCTGTTTGCCAGAATACTAAATTGTTTTTAAATAACTTCATATCATTAATTGGTCCAAATCTAGTATCTACATCAAGATAATTGGCTACCTTGAATTTTGTCCATGAATCAGTAACTTCATTATTTGTTTTAAGCTCTGAAGATATGATACGAGTATCTGTTAATAAATTATCTATATTGTAAATAGATTTAGCTACAAACTTTTTTGCATTAGGTTGAGCAGAGTAAGCATCATTGTATGCATATGATGGAGTGTTCTGAGTATATAAATCACCAACAGTAATTATATCGTCTTCTACAAAGTGGTTAGCATACCCATCACCAGCTTGATAAGTTCTATTTATAGATGAATCAGCATGTGTTAATGCTAGATTAACACTTGACTCGCATGGTATGAAAGCCCCTAAGAACAATCTATTTGCTTTATTGTTATAATAATCATCTGTGTTATAACTAAACATACAGTTATTGTAATCAAATATGTTTAGATATGTATCACCACCATAGCACAGTACTGTGGAAACACTAGATTCAGCGCTAGCACCAGTAGTAATATATACAGAGTTCTGTATAGCAGAGTATGAATTACCGCCATATGCATTTACGCTTTGCTTTATATTACACAAAACAACTGCATTGACATATCTGTAACTAGAAGTACTTACAGCTAATGGTATATTAGCAACCATGTTATCACTCTTAAATATGGCACATATTCCATGAGGACCGTATTTTCTAACATTATTTGCGTCAGTCTTATCTACTTCACTGTCTCCTGCAGTTCTAATATTATCCCACACCCAGTTATAATATACTTTATCACCAATAGTAATTGCTTCAGCATTATACCAAGGTTGATCACCATTTGTTAACCAAGGACTACTGGGTCCTGCATATTTCGCACTTTCTATTGCAGCAGATTGAACACCATTTTCAACATATAAACCATAGTATTTAGCAAGTAACGCTGAATAAAAATCATCATTGTTTATTACTATGGCTCCATTAGCCACATAACCATTACTAGATTGACCTCCTAATGATTTAGTTGGTTTTATTGTGGAACCGTCATACTTTATAGATCTAGCATTTGCTAATACTTTTAGAGAACCATCTGTAATACCCCAATCACCATCCGCAGTAATAGGAGATGTCATAATCCCTACCTTTTCAACTGTTTGAAACTTATCAATTAATGCATCTGCATTTTCTCTGTTAATTGCTATCTCTGGAGATACAAACATGAAATAATTGTTAGATTGTGTATCTGACAAGTTAAAGGTATATTGAAAATCTCCATTATTGTGGGTCTTTGCATAATAGCCATGCTTATTTGAATAAGCTAGATATGGGAATGGTGTTAAGATGTTAGAATCTCTATCATAATTCGTAATGCAACTTACTACTCCTTGAGCTAATATAGTTCTATCAGATAGAGTTCTTTCGCATCTAACTATCTCATATCTTACTACGTCTGATGGTAAATTCTTTACTTCAAATTCAATACCAAGAGGTTTAGTAACAACTGATAAATTAGATCCATAATCACTAGCCTCATTGGAAGTAAAAAACTTATAACCAGAATCTTTATTAGATGGCATTCTTATATCACCTATCCAATGTACAGGAGATGCTAAACCTTGTTTATTGTATAGTACAATACCAAATCTATAAATCTCATCCCTCATATATCCTTTTACTTTGGACTCTATTTCGGCATTAGAATAGTTTGGTATTTTGTTACCAGATGATAAACTTATTGTATTTGATTTATCATTACCTTCATAGTTAATACCTAAACTAGTAAGTGATCTTGAAGAAGCATTGAATGTAAATTCTTCGTTTATCATTCCTCTAGATGTAGTAGATGCATCTTCTAGTAAATCTGTAGTAATAAATCTATATGATACATTCCTGCCTTTACCACCCTGTATGTATCCTCCTGTTGGAGAAGTAGTGTATTTGTATGCACTACCATCTACATTAAATGGGCATATACAATCGTGGTCTTTAGGTATATTTGTAGTAGTTAATGCTGATAGAGCAAAGTTTAACGAAGAACCAGAGTTAGATAGCAATAATACATTACCAGAAGAATTAGCTCTAAATGCTCTAGCATCATATTCTACATCCCATGTTTTCTCAGTAAGATTAGCAGCAAATAATCTATTATCTTTAGATTCTATTACTTCAGGTATAAATGTGTAATTGGCTAATGAATTAAATTCATCAATACTTAATTCAGATACTAAGCTACCGCCTTTATCTTCATAGTTTATTACAGAACCAGTACCAATAACTATATCATCTACTATGGATATTACAGGTACTTCATTCTTTGCCTTATAGAATAAAGAGATTATTCTAAGTCTATCAAATCCAGTACTATTGTTTCTTACATGTAGCTTTATAGACTTACCAGTATTCTGTCCTTTAGAACTTCCTTTTACAGCATTATAATTTGTCTTTTGATCACCATCACTCAAATGATAAAGAGGAGTAAGTGGAGATATTGCAGACTCTGTACCTCTTACTTTAAACAATTGATAACAGTACTGTATCATTCCAGATTCTAAACTACCTGTTCCAAATCCATTAAATTCAAATGGAGGTAATGTAGCCTTTGGTAGCATTACTATAGTATCCGAAGTAATAGATGAATTACTAGATATGTGATCATCATCCACATTGATTACTTTAATTTGTGAATGACCATCTGCCCAATATACTTTTACATTATTACTTGCTTCCCATCTACATACACTACTAATTGCAGCTACGTTGCTAGATGATACTTCTATATCTAAAGGCCTATTAGTTACCACTTTTGTTACAATTGGTTCTTCCTGTGATCTAGAAAAATCAATCCTATAGACATTATTATTGCTAGTACCATTAATTTTAGTAAAAACAATCGCCCAATCTCTTACTGTGGTAACATGTATGATAGTTTCACCAGACAAATTTGAAGAAGGTCTACACGCTAAAAATCCTTCTATATTTTGCATTGCTGCAAAAGAAGATCCTTCATTCGTTAGTATACGAATGTTCTCTGCATATATATACTGGTTATCTTTCAATACGGAATAATCTACGTCCATACTAAGACCCCCAGAAAATGTATTTGTTTGTCTAGTAGCGTTCATTTGCGTTATAAATTATTTGTCTTTCCCCAGTATGTGAATAAAAAGTATTGTGATCTCTAAATTCTGGAACGATTTTATTCCAATTATTTTTAATAGACTCCATACCATCTTCATTTGGCATCAATGCCTCAGCATATGCTTGGTTTCTATAAAAATTCCAAGATCTTCTAATATCGTAGTACACTTCTCGATTTAACTTACCATTCAAATACTCAGGATACTTCAGTTTCATTGTAACATACCAGTATATAGCTTCAGTATAGGAAGTTAAATCTGGTATTAAAGTATATCCATCTTCATCAGTAGGTATTGCACTATAGGATAGTTTTAAGTAACCTGATGGAACATTACACATTATAAATCCAGGTTTAATACTATATTGCAATCCACCACTAGGATTTGCTGTATTGAACCCATCGTTATGTGTACGTTCGTTTATAAGATTTGAAATAATTGTACGTAGATTTTGATTGGTATTTAGTAATTCTAAAGCCTCTGTTTTATCTATGTTACCGATCATATCCACTACCAAGTTAACCATTGTATCCTCTTGTACAATCATATTTGGGTCACAATGTTCACAGCAATTGCTATGTCTACATTCCTTTTTGTGTCCAAATTCATCACAACAATTACAATCACAACAGTGTTTGCCATGTCCCCAAACAGCAAATGAACCTGTAGCTTTCCTCATAGGAAACCAAGGTCCATCACAATTGAAAGAGTATGCAACTTGATGTAATTGATGAAGATCACATGGTAATGATGCCTGATGCCCACACAGTTTAGTAATTGGAGTACCATCCTGACCAGATACTTTTGGAATAAACTGTGTAACAGCGCCAATCTTTTCAATTGCTTCTCCACACCAACTTCGTACATCTGATATACGGATGTCGTCTTCTTTCAAATCTAGATCAGCAATTATCTTAGCAATTACCGTTTTAATTGAAGTTAATTTTGTAATCATAATTCTCTATAATTCTATTGCATAGTCTCTGATGCGATTCTTAAGTATATGTGCTAAATGACGTTTATTATCTCTTGTCATAATTAATTGATATTTCGTTTTATTTCTAGTTATCATGTTCTTTTTATTCCAATAAAAACGATATTTAAAACCGTTAGTAATTTCATTAAGGTGATATATGACTTTACCATATTTTTTGGATTCGGCGTAATCTATACGTAGGCTTTTACCAGTGTATTCCTTAGGTTTGTGTTTTACTATGGCTAAAGTACCCATTCTGCAAGGTAGTCTTATCTCTTTACCTTCTTCTATTAACTGATCTCTTAAATATTTAAAATAGTCATTTATTATTGCTCTGAAGGTTTTGTAATCTACTTGATACAATGGATTATCATCTACATACTTGATATACGATTCATAAAATGAACTACCTGTGTAAGATTTAGTTTTCATATTCCCATACGTATTTATATGCAGTTTTACTTATTCCTCTAGCACACATAGAAATAGCGCAACTAACAATTTTTCTATTTTTATTCATTAATTCGTGTTTTAATAAAGCATCTGCAGCTTCTGTTGCAGAATGGTACGTATTTATTATGTTCCCATTTTTATCTTTCTGTATAACTTTTTTATAATATGCTGGGTATCTTCTTTCTACATCATCTGCATCATGTTTATATTTCCATATATATCCACCAGATTGAGTGTATTTTCCTTGACAACACGCTATAATTGATGCGTTTTTACCAACTCCTACTGCTTCTGCTGCTGCTTTAATGCTCGGATATTCTGCTATAAAATTACAGTCCAAATCATATTGTATTACTGGTTTATTAACCTTCTCAATAAATCCACTTTTCAATCTTTTTTTGGTTATTTCTTGTTTTTCTTTTTCTGAGAAACGTCTTCCAAGACAACTGTATGCAGTACATTGAATATTATATTCTGGCTTCAAATCTAAGTATTTTTGTTCTAAAAGCATCAATGTATCCTTTATAGGTTCACATGTTTCAAGGATCTGAAATACAAAATGTTTTTCACCATATTTATTCCAAGCTGCTTGTAAATGTGGGGAGTGATGTTTATTATTACGCAAATCACTAAGGTGTTGTTTTAATCTTTGTTTAAAATTTTTTGTACTACCTATGTATTTGTGATTGTTTAAAACATTTTTTATCATGTAAACTCCACTACATTTCTTATCAAAAACATCAAAATTAATTTCCATTATTGAACTTTTACATCATTTGTACTATTGTTAGTAGTATCATTTGGCATTTGCAGCATCAAGTTTAATTCCTTACTAAAGATCATGTCTTTAATCGTAGGTATCATATTTGCAGGAACAGGATATGGTGTATCATCCCTATCAAAACATTCACCAATTGATGTTGGGTCCTCTAGTACACCATCTATTCTTACATACTCTAGATGTTCTGGTCCCATTATGTACAAATGATTTCCTTTAAGATATGCAATATAATCATTGCATGTATATTTTCTATTAATTTGATACTTTGCTTTGGTTTCAGTTCCAACTTGAATCAAATTACCATCTAAATCTTTTACACAAATTAATCCAGATCCAAAATGTAAATCTATAAACTTTGGTAATTCCTCGTCAGATTTATAATTGTATCCATCCGTAGGGCAATTGCGTACTTTAGAAATATGCAATGGTCCTATTGTTTGAACATACGACTCATTTATATCTCTACCTTTATCCAAATCTTGTTTGATTAGATAGGCCCTGTATTGATGAATCCATTGTTCTACCTGTATACGACTTAGATTTTCACTTTCTGATACATTGTTGTCTCTCAGAATGTTGTAAATATCGTCTATAATTGCATTTAGTGAATTAAATGTCATTTCCACAAGTTATTAATTGTTATTGTTATCTTTTCTTTGTTGTTTGCAGCTTTCTGGAGTAAAGACATGAGTTCATTAAAAGCTATTCTAGAATTAGAAATCCAATTTGTGTCTTTGCCATTCCATTCACCAACCCCAATACATCCTTCACTCTCTTCAGCTTTATTTAAACTATGAATTCTAATACCACTAAAATTAGGAACATTTAGTATCTCTGGTAATATTTTCTTAAACCTTGGTGAATAAGTTAATTTAACTTCATATGTACCTTCAGGTATTGCAGTTTTACCATAAACTTTTTCTCCTTCTGGTCTTACTCTATCTTCTAGGGTATCTGCTATATATTTCTTATCAATATACAATTCTCCAATAGTTGCAGAACTACCTAAAAAGATTCTATTTAATTTTAATTCCATTATGCAGCAGGTGTTTCTAATGCAGTAACTCTAGCTTCCAAACTTTCAAGATCCTCACTTAGGGTAGTCAATCTAAGACTCAAAGCAGAAATTAATTCTCTTACTTCTTCATCGTTGTAATTAGATAAACTTGCAAGTTTAGATTTTTCGGTTGTTGTGTAATCTTCAGTAGATAATTGCTTACCCTCTACTTTGTCTACTTTGGATTCTTTAAGAGTTTCCACATCTTGTTTTAATGTACTGATGTCTTCAGTGGCTTTGTTATTAACCAGCACCCATGTATTACCATTAAAATATTTCAAATCACCACCATTTGGATTAGATGATAAATCTGCCCAATATTTAACAGAAGCAGGATTAGGTTGGATTGTACTAGCTAGGATATCATATTTGTTATTGTATAATGTGCTCATATTATTTAAAATAAAAAAGGTTGACTAAATAGCCAACCTTTGTGTTTTTAGATTTCTTTTTTTATTTCTCCCTCTGGTTCTACCTTTTTATCTTCAGCAGAATTGGGTGGAGTATTTTTTATTACTTCCGGACGAACAGCAGATACATTTTGTAAAAGTTGTTTAAGCTCTTTCACTTCAGCTTTTAAGTCATCAAGTTCTTTGAAATCTTTTGTCACATTGGTTGTTATGTCCGAATTTATGTTAAGTATTTTTAAGATGTCTTCACATCTCCGCATTTCCTCATCAATCTTACTCAGGCTCTCCTTCTTGATTCTGCAATCTTCTAGAGACTGTCTAACCATGTTAACAATTTGTGATTTTTCTGTGGCTATAGTAAGACCAATGGATGAATCGGTCATCATTGTTTTATCTTCAGATACTGACAGTTTTCTTTGTTCACCATCACACGAAATCACTAGATCCACGAGCTTACGTCTATTTTGCATAGGCATCGGAAATTGTGTCGGTGGCACTGGTTCGTCATAGGGTTTTGATACACTGACTACCGTTCCTAAACTGTACGTTGTGTTCTTTTTAAAAGTACCTGTTATTTCGAGTACGTGTATTCTGGTACCCGACGTTAACTGAGAGAATGTCATATCTTTATAAATTTAAAGAATATGGGCAACTCTCATAGCTGCCCATATATCTTGATTAATATATTAAGCAGCAGGAGCAGGAGCAGCAGCTGGAGTATAGTTCATCAACTGTATTACATTGTCACACTTATTAAAGTATGCAACGTATCTATTACCTGCACTTACTTGTGAACCAGTTATTGGCTCACTAGAAGCATTTACTAAAGGTATATTGTGAGTATTAGAAGCAGTACTTACAGAACCAGAAACAGAAATGAATACAGGTAGACTAGCTCCTGAAGCTTCTGCTGTGTGTCTAACTTCCAAAACAATTACACCTTCTTTGGGTAATCTACACCATACTTTAGGGCAGATACCTAATACTACATTTTCAGTGGACTCACCTAGTGCTATAGTTTTTACTTTAGGTATTACTAGATCTAAAATATTTACGGTGTTGTTTCTACCAAATGGATTAAATACGAAAGGATACATAATTGCCTCCTTTCTTATTAAGCGCAACAGCTATCGCCGTATCCGTAAGGATAACCGTAACCGTATCCATTTAACCCACCATTACATCCATAAGGATTACATGTTAAGTAAGCAGGAACCGGACAAGGTCTAATTTGACTAACGATATTAGAAGTCTGTTGTTGTAGCAATGCAGAAGATTGCAATGCGTTCTTCTCGTCACGTAACGTGTCGATCTTATTCTGCATTTCTCTCATCTCTAATTGACAGAACTTGTCATTGATAATCTGAGTCTGAGCATCTATCTTAGCACCAAGAATGTTGAATCTTGTAGCATTTTCACTAGACAAGGTATTGAAACCTGAAGTAATAGCGTTCTGCAAAGTATTAGTTTGCTGACAGATAGACAATCTGTTATCAGCATTCATCTGAGTCAGATTCAAATTAACTGAATCAATTGAACGTTGAGTTGTGCAGCAACAGTCACTAATAGCTTTGATAACATTGCAGTCACCTGCGTTAACTGCATTAATTACTCTTTCTGCAGAGAAACCTACTTCACCGCCAACTTTACCAATTGCATTCTGGATAGAACACAAAGCGTTGTCAATTGACTTAACGTCGCAGTTCAGATTAGTAGATAATGTATTGATTGCATCTTTATTACCATTGATTGCTTGCATCAATAAGTCTGTATTGTTGTTTTGATTACCCATAGCAGCTAAACGAGCGAAATCCGAATTTGTTTCTGCTTGGTTTCCACGACCGAAGCCGTTTCCACCCCATCCGCCCCACATCCAGAAGAGCACGATGATGAAGATCCACCACCAACCACCGTTACCACCGAACATGCCATTACCATTGTTCATCATGGCCATTAAAGCAGCGGGGTCAAAACCTTTATTAGCATTCTGCATTAACGCAGCGATACCAGCATCAATACCACCACGGTCTTGTACAATAATTCTTTCGTTTTCTAACATAATGATTTATAATTTAATTGATTTATATATAATTTGATAATTAGAAATATCTAACAGATGTGTTACGTCTATCTCTGGATTCTTTATCACGGTCACGCATTTCTTTTTCACGATCTTCACGATCATAATCTAACTCATAATATCTATTACGACCAGGTCTTTCATACTCGTCATAATATTTAGAGTAAGGATATCGGTAATCGTTTTCTTTATTTGCGTATTCCATTCTACCAGAACGTCTTGCATAACGACCATATTCTTCTTCACGATCTCTGTGCATACGTTCGTATGCTTTATAATCGTTTTCTTCGTCGTCACACATAATGTACACATAGTAGTGCCACATCTTGCCTTCTGAAATGTCTTTGTCACAAAGCCAAGCTTTAGCTAATTCTGCGAAATATTTGGTATTTGCGCTACCAGTCATTGCTACTACTGCTTTATAAAAGTCTGAATATATCATATTCATAGCAACAAACCAGTCCCACTTATTATGTTTCTCTGATTTTAAGTTTATGCCCATTTGATTGGCAACGGACGTTGTCTCTTCAACCGTCCAGTGAGGACCTTTTGTACCATCCTCATTTTCCATACCCTCTACAGCGTAGCGAGCATGTTCCTCATCAAAATGAGGGCCATTAATAGCTTCATACATATTTGCAGCCAATTCTGACTTTAAAATAGTGAAGCCTTTCTCCAACAGGCTACCTTCATGCTTCTCTAAAGCTGTTGCCAACTTATCTATAGCTTCTGTAGGGGATTGATGGCGTTTAATTTGTTCTAATAATTTGTTCAAATGCATAGTTTCAATTTATTTATTGATTAACACTAAATTGAAATGTATTGCAATTATTCTGATATATGTATTACTCTAGTATCTAATACTTGAATTAAATCATTAGAGTTTATAATTTGATATTTACTGATTTTATCTTTTTTAAAATCGAAGTGAATTAATCTTTGAAACCAATTCTTATAACGTCTTCTATAGACTTTATCTTCGTATACAAATAAATCTTGATGATTTAGTATTTCCATAGTATGTGTGAACACGCTATCTTTTCTAGCCACCGTGATGACATTGCATTGATTTGGTTTTAGCTCTACACAGAAATCCTTTTCTTTTGAAGGGATTATTCTTACTGTGGTGTCTCTAATTACGGTCTCAGTGGATGCTACTTGACGTAGTTGCTTATCTTTGATCTTTAGCTTCTTTTGTTGATCCCTGGCGACCTTTATTAGACTATCGTTAGAATTTTTAAAATCATTTACTGTCAATTCCAATAACCTTGCTTCATTTCTATTTTGATTTGCAATATTTTCCCATACTTGAGCATTATTCATTGCAATCCCTACTTGTTTATCTAAGTCATTTACTTTCTTAGCAAGTCTGACATTATTAAACAATAGTAAACTAAAAATAACAGCAATAGCTATCTTTACTTTGGAAAATATCATTTTATCTTTTTTACAAGTTTCTTTATCTTTGGTAAATCATCTTTTTCTATTGTAATATCCAAATACTTTTCTCCTTTGCTTCGTATGAATTTACTGAAGATCTTCCATGGTCCAGTGGGATCAATTGCTTGTAAATTTTCGATCATTGACCATAACTCAACTCCACAAACAATTCCTGAAAATCCTTCTACTAAATGCATGTCTATCGACTTTAATATCTCCGTGTCCATAAGATGACAACAAGAAATTATCATTGCACAATTTCCGAATTTCTTTAAAGTAGACCATAATCTTCTAGATTCAAACTTACCACCATGAGTAATTGATACTTTGGTGCCAAGAATTGCATCTATAAGTATAAATACACACACTACAACTATTACTGTCCATATTGGAGCAAAGAATGTAGATAACCAACCCATTGCACCAGATAGTAAACAGGCAACAAATTTAATCGGTCCGTCATTAACTAATTCTTTAAAGTAATTCACTGTAGCTACACTTTGAGCTGTTAATATAATATTATTTATTTTTTGTAACATTACAATAATTTGAAAGAGGATGATTGAAAAACAAAACGCTAACCAATACAAGATTAGCTAGCGTTCTGATATCTTTTGACAGTTTATTTAGTAAACGTCAATAAGGTTTAAAAGTTCTTTATTTACAAATTGACACTATCCTAAGTAATAGCGGTTATTTGTCCACTATTTAATTCCTCTTGTATTTGTTCATAAGCAACAAAATCTGAATCTACTTGCTCTTTTAATTGCTTTCTCTTTTGTAAGAAGTCTTTATATATGTTTATATAACTTTCATCTAATATCCCTAATAAGGCAGCATTGTAGTCATTCAATTTCTTTGCTTCAACATCTGTACCCCATAGTTCATTAATGCATGTTTCTAATATCTTATTAGCAGTTAATGTGGGCCATACAGTTACTTCATAATAGGAATAACCAATATATTCATTTCTTTGTTCCGTTTGTATATCCCATCTATATAAATAGTAACCATTACTATCTCTTTCTATTGTACTGGGTATTTTATCACTGTATATCCTATTCATATTATTCTGTAGTTGTAGTTATTTCAGTTGATTTATATTTAGGGAAAAAGCAAAGGCGAGTACCAAGGTCC